GCCAGCGTGGTCTTGTTGGCCACCGAAACGCCCACCACCTCTACCGCCATTCCGGCCCTCTCCGACATAACTCCATCCTCCAAAGGCCGGGGCATCACGCCCCGGCTTCTTGGGCAGGTAGTTTTCGGTACAGCCAGAGAACGGCAAATCCTTACAGGGGGTTCAGTCCAGCGTTGCGCGGGTGCGCTCCAGATCCTCTCGCATCTGCTGCCGCATCGCTTTCGGTGCGGTCTTCGCTATCCGTTCGTCCTTCGATAGCGACATTTCGCGGACTCGTCGCATGATGTCTGGCACTCGGATGGCCATTGGCTGGTCAGGGTTGCGCCGATTCCAGTCGGCTATTGCTTGCCGCGCGCGCTCAACCTTGCCCTGGTCTTTCTCGAAGATGCCGGCCGCCCACATGCTGCGAATTTCCTGGGCTTTCAAGTTGTAGAAGGCCTTTGCTTTCTGGTTGAGCATGTTGGCCCCTTGGATAGTGGCTACGCTGGCCGGCTGGAAGCCGATGGACTTCATAGCGGCCTCGAGCACGTTGGTGTCGAGCACCTTGTAGCCCTTGGCGTCCCTGTACATGCCAGTGGCCAGCATATCCACGCCTTTGGCCGCATTTCGCACCGCGCCCGGCGACATCTCCAGGATACCGCTGCCGATATCACCTCCCAGCACCTTGCGAGTACCACTCGCTATTCGGCTGGCAAAGTCTCCCATCGGGCCAGCTATTTCCAGGACGTCTCGCGTATGGCTGGTCTTTTCAGTTAGCAGACCGGTTCCGGGTATCAGGTTCCCCATACCCAGCCGGCCCGATACATCGAGCGGAGCCCCAGGCAGCCCGGACACCCCGCGATCAATGAAGTCGGCAAGCACCCGACCGAACAGACTTTCCAGAAACTCCTGTTTGGCCTTCGCGGTAGAAAAGTTGTAGCCCATGAGTTGCGCCGCACCGTCGATCAGGTCTTCGGCGTCTTCGGCGAACGGCAAGCCACCGGCGCCGCCGACGAGCAGCAGCATGCCGATCATCAGGGCAGCAGCCTTCCGACCGTCCTTGCGCTCCTGCGAACCAGGCTCACCCTGATTCCACAAGCGATGCATCAGCTCAAGATAGGCCACGCTGTACGTCTTGAAGGTCATCAAGGTGCCGCCGACGGCACCACGCCCCCAGCGCATCTTGCTGGCCTTGGAGTATACGAACTGCGTCTCGCGCACGGCCCGGCGCGCGAACTCATCAGGATTGGCCATGTTCTGCGCTTTGGCGATGCGATACGACGCGATGTAGGTCATGCGGCGGTTGATCTGCTCTGCGGCGCCGAACAACTTGCCCCAGGCCATCGACAGGCGCGCCACGCTGTTGGACGCAAGTGCTCGAGCATCACCCAAGCGCGTCCCGTCCCCCGCGCGCAGCGAGCCGCTGCCGCGGGCCTGCGCCATCAACTGGTGGACCTCCTGCGGGGACACCACCCCATCATCTTCGGCGCGCTTTAATGCCCGGGCCAGGTCCGGCTCGAACTGATAGGACCGATGCGCCATCTGACGTGCTGCACGCCCCAGTTCCGTCGCAGCGCGCTTCACCCCGCAATACTGACTCAGCCAGGGAAAAGTCACTTGGACCGGTTGGGTCATGTTGACGAAGGCAGACGCGACGGAGCCGCCGAGGTACTGTGCAAACAGCAGTCCGCGCACCGCCTGCCCCTCCTCTTGCGGGTTCTTGATGTAGTCGGCCAGCCGTACCGCGGCGTCCTTCAGTTCGCCCTGCGCCTGCGGGATGCCGTTCACAGCCTCGGAAAGGTCGCCCATGTGCAGGCCGGCGGCGGTTTGCCGCGCATTGGAGTATACGAACGAAGCCAGTACCCGCCCTACGTCCTCGCTATAACCAGCGATGCCCTTTCGGTGAATAAGCCGGCGCATTGCGCTGCGGTTGGTCTTTGTCAGGCGCAGGTAGTCTTGGAAAGCCTGATCACGTGCGCTATCGCCCTGTGAGTCGAAACCGAGGGCGTTGCCGAACAGTTCCAGCGTTTCCGGTGTGATGCCAGCGAATAGCTTGTACGCTTCCTCGGACAGGGTGCCCTGGCTCACGGTGGCGCCAGGAAACGCGCCACGCATCTGCTCGGCCATCTGGTTGGCCTCGCGCTTCGTCTCGAACAGGCTGAAGTATTCACGCTGACCGTCCTGACCCACCACGTCCACTGTGTACTTGCCGAAGCGCGACAGCGGTGCATAGCCCTCGCCCTGCAACTGGGCGACCTTCTCGGCGCGATCCGTCATGCCGTGTGCCAGGTTCAGCAGGTTCGTGGCGCGTTCCGGCCATGCATCAGCCATCTGCGCCAGGTGGTCGCGCAGTATCGCGGCGCCCTCCTGCGCATCGGCCGCGTCCATCACCTGGTCGCGCAGTTCCTTCACATCCTCGCCGCCGAAGCGCAGCATGTCGGCGCGGGCCATGGTGTCCAGGCTACGGTCGGTGGCGGCGCGGAACTCGCGGTACAGCGCGACCTGAGCATCGTTGAGCTTCCATATGTCGCGCAGCTCAGCGTCGGTCCAGACGATGCCTGCCTTGAGCATCTGCGACTCGTAGCGGCTGTCGATCATCTTGGCGAACTGCTCGGGGCTCAGGCCGCGCCAGGCGCGCAGCAGTCCCTCGGGAATCTTGCCCTGCTTCCGCAGGATGTCCGCCTTCTCGTCGGCCGTCAGACGCATGGCGCGCTCAGCCAGCGAATCGACGCGCACCGGCTTGCCGTCCACGTCGCGCGCCCACATCAGCGTGCCCTCGAATACCGGCTTGGCCACCGCCTTGTTGTCCTCAGCGCCCACCGGGGACTTTGCGATGTCGCGCCAGGTTTCCAGCTTCGGCAGCAGTTTCGGCGCCAGATCAGCCGCATCGCTGGCGTAATAACTCACGTCATCGATGAATCCTTGCGCCGACTCGAAGACCGGTTTGAATGCCGGGGAACGCTCTGCGAGGTTGTACATGGTGCCGATGGTCTTGTGCCACCAGGACAGGCCTCCCGGAGCGCTGAAGGTCTTGTTCAGTTCGGCGGTAGCCTTGCTGGTGAGTTCGCGCAGACCGGAGCGACTGAACTGCGGACCTTCGGGTTCATTCAGGCTTGCGGTCAGCAGCCGCTGGAGTACACTGGCTACGTCTCCTGAACTGGACGAGCCGGAAGGCTGCACTGCCATCGTGGCATCAGCACCGGATACTCGACGGTTCAGGAGATATTCTTTTGTGGCCACCGAATGCAGATACATGCGCTGCATGTTCGGATCGCGGCGCACCAACACGGTCACGATGTCATCCTTATCGTCGATCACCACCGGCGCCGATACGTAGAAACTCTCCCCCTTCTCATAGTCCGCGCGGTGAACCACCACACCTCGCTCCAGCACGTCCTTGACGGCCGCGAACGCCGAGAACTTGTATGGGTTGGCCTTGCCATGCGCCATCGAGTCGCGCACAGCGCGCATATCCAGCACCACATCGCCCAGGTCCGGGTTCACTGCCTTGCCACCTTGAGACTCGAATAGCTTCGCCGCCCACTCGCGAACCGCAGCGAAGCCCTGTGGTGCTTCATTCCCCTCCAGGATGGCCACCGGCGGACCTTGCAGCACGCGCGCCTTGCGCATGTCGTCCTGGCTCATGGCTAGGCCGTCGCCCCGTACCCGGCCTTCGGCGGCGCTTTCCACACCAGCCATCGCATATCGCACCAGATCGTCCACGCTGATACGGCCAACCGGCAGACCGTGGCGCAGCATCCACTGACGGATGTTGGCCAGGAACCTACGCAGGAAGTCACCCACCTGCTTGCCCAGCGCACTGTCTACCCAGGACAGGAACCGGCTATCAGCCTCGGCGAACCCCTGCTCTCGCCCTTCAATAACAGCCTGCTCCACGATATACGGAGCGGCCTCCTTCATGTTGCGGCTCTCGCCGGCCTCGATCATGCGGCTGGCCACACGGTCCAGGAAGGTGCGCAGTTCGGCGCTCCGGACTTTGCCGCGATTCATCAGCATGGCGTGGGCAGCCTGGTCGAGATTCTGCCGCTGCTGGCCGTGAACCATTTCGTGAAGCACCACGGCCGGTGCGGTTACCGGATTCAGGTTCGGGCCGACCAGAAAAGTTAGACCTGATCTGGCATCGTAGAAGCCATTGATGCGCCCGCCATCCTCAAACAGTTGAACGGCATCGCTCAGTGCGGTACCGGATTTCCGCGCGTAGGTGTGCGCGATGCGCAACGGGTCGGCGCTGTCGATCACCACCAAGCCGCCCCGTTGTCCTTCCTTGCCGCGCTTCAGCATCTTGCGCACAGCCTGGCCCAGTGCTGGGAACTGCAGGTCGAAAGCACGCACCAGGCTTTGCGAGGTCATCGGCGGACGCCCCGTCAGGTTCTGCGGCAACGGGCCATTCTCGATGTCGCGGCCATTGAACGACACCAGCACCTGACTTTCAGGGATGTCCGCCGACTCATCGGGTGCAATGTCCCGGCGCAGGCGCGGCGTCATTTTCAGCCGAGCCTGCGTGTTGCGCGCCTCCACCTCTCCAGCCAAACGACGATAGGTAGCCGCACCAGTCTTGTCGAAGTTGCTGACGAAAGCCCTGGCCGAGCCGCCCATGGCGAAACCTTCCCGGATCTGTATCGCATGCTGGAGTTCGTGCAGGATCGCCGAGGCAACCTCGGTGCGGGGCATGTTCGCCTGAACCTCAACTTGGTTACCAGTGGCGAACCGGCGTAGGCGAGCCAGCGCAGTGACGCCCTCTGGCATCACTGCCACCGGGATACGCTGCAGGTCAGGATATGCAGCGAACAGTTGAGGATGGTTGAGCACATCGCCGACGGTCGGTCGACTGCGCTCGTCGTTGATCGCATTGAGGTGGGCCATATTGATGATGGCGCCAGCAGTCTCACCGGCCACGGCGATGCTGGCCTGATGATCGCTGATTTCGAAGCGCCACTTGCCATCAGCGCTACGGTGCCAGCCGGTATCTCGGCGAACGACCTCGGCGTTTTCGCCAATGGCGATGCGCTGCTGTGCTGTGCTCAGGGCATGCAGGTTGGCGCCGACAGCATTGCGTCCGGCGAACGAATACTGCACGGGCGGTTGTTCGCCGGGCTGCGGCGCTGGAGACTCTTCGGCTGCCGGCTTATCGATCACCACCATGCGCGCGTTCACGCCGGTATTGACGGGTAGCGCCGGGTCCATAAACGAACCCTCCGGCAGCCGTTCACTGGTGGCGCCCAGGCCGTCCAGCCAGGCGCGGAAGTTCTCGGCGGCCTTGTTGCTCTGGAAGAAGGCGCCTTCGCTCATGATGGCAACCAGGCGGCCGCCGGGCTTCAGCAGGCTGTAGGCGTGCTGTACGTGCTGGATGTCGCGCCCCTTGGAGAATGGCGGGTTCATCACGATACGGTCGTACTGCTTGCCGGACACGTCCATGAAGTCGGATCCGACCAGGTTGTAGCCCTTGGCCTCCAGCAACTCGCGGCGTTCGCCGGAAAGCTCCACCACGTCGGGCTCCACGCCGGTCTGCTCGCGGATCGCATCGGCCATATGGCCCATGCCGGCGGAAGGCTCCAGCACGTCCATGCCTCCCTGGATGTCGGCGGCGTCGATGGCTTCCTCGGTGACGACGGTCGAGGTCGGGAAGAAGTCCAGTCCGTCATTTCGGCGGCCGATCATGGACCGTTCCATTTCCCTGATCTTGTCGGGCTCGGCGGGCGCCTCGCGCAGCGCTACGAACTCGCGCAGTGCAGAGCGGTACTCGCTGCCGGTGAGGATGCCCATGCTCTCCAGGCGCTTGCGCTTTTCGTGCGCACTCTCCAGCGCCGACGGAACGTTGATCTTGCTGCCGCTGCGCCGACCCAGGGCCTGCACCAACTCGCCACCGAACTCGCCGGACAGCGTGATGCGCTTGTCGCCGTCGCCCTGCCAGAGTCCCAGCTTCATGGCTTCGCTGGGGGCCATGACGATGCGGTTCTGCCCGCGTTTCACCGGAAGCACGATGGCCTTGCCGGTGAGGCCGGAGCGGCGAATGGCACGTTCGGCATCCTCGCGGCTCTTGAAGTCGGCGAACTGGTCACCGCGGGTGAAGCGGCTGACGGACAGAAGGTTCTGCTTGGCCCAGTCGGTGTAGGCCTCGGTCACGTCGTCGGCGACCTTCTCCAGGCGCGCGGCCAGCTTCTTCAGGCCGTCCACGTCCGCCATCTGGCGCGCCAGGCTCGCTAGGTCGGAGCGCATGGCGGTGTAACTGGGGAAGGTGGAGTAGTCCACCGTCTCGGCGTCCACCGGCTCGCCGCGGTGTTTCTCCTGCTCGCCGTAAGTCGGGTACTTCGCACGAATCTGCGCGTCCTTCGCATTGCGCAGTTCCCGCGCCAGGAACTCCACTTGCACTTTCTGCCGCACGGTGTCCAGGAACTTGGCCTTGCCGCCCTCGATGGCATCGGCCAGGTTGTTCATGGTGGCGGCCAGTGCCTTGTCGGACCGCGCAGAGGCCTCGGCGCTGGCGGCCATCCGCGCACGGCGCTCGGTGTTCTGCTTGCGCTCGCGGTTCAGCGCTTCATCGGCCCGCTCGTTGAGGGCCTGAGCCATGGTGCGCAGTCGCTCGGCGGCGCCCTGACTGCGGTCATCCTCGAAGGCGTCGCGGCGCGCTTCTGCAACGGCCTGCGCGTCGGCGGTGTCGCCTGTCACCAACTTACGGAATGCTTCGGCCGCCTCGCGGGTGCGGAACTGGAAGCCGGGGACGGCGCCATTTCCACGATAACTGCTGTAGCTGCCGCCCAGCCGCTTCGCCGAATTGTTCAGGGTGTCGTAGTCCTCGCGGCTGACGCGCTCGGCCAGTTGCACAACGAACAGGTCATGCCCGTGCTTGGTGTGCTTCGTCTCGATGATGTCGCCGGCCGTAGTCTGCCCGGCGCTGGCTACGCGGATCTTGGCTTGTGCCTTGGCCTGCTCACGCAGGGCCTTAGTGCTCTCGGCCTCCAGTTCGTCGTAGCGAATACGCTGTTCCGGCGTCAGGCGCATGAACGCCTCCCGCAGGGACTCCCCGTGCGCCTCCATGTTGTAGCTCACTGCCTGGCGGAACTCGGCGAGGGTCTGCGGGTTGGCGACAGCCTTCTGCTGCGCTTCCCGGCGGGCCTGGACTTCCTGCTGCGCCTCGGCGACCTCGGCGGCGTGTGCCTTGATGTCGTCGTCGGTGGTGTTCGCCACCAGCTCGGCCAGCGCGCTGGCCTTGGCCTGGCGGTGCGCTTCTAGGCCGGCAGCCGACATCACGTAGCTGCTCGGGCCGTAGCTGCGGCCCAGCGCAAATTCCTCCAGCACGCGACCGGCCAGGGCATCGACAATCGCTGCCTTCTTCTCGTTGCGGTAGCGGTGGAAGAAGCTGTAGCCGCCTGACTTCAGCAGGTCATCCTTCTTCATAGTGCCCAGCTCGGCCACCAGGGCGTCGCGGGCGTTCTGCGTACGCTCGAATGCCTGGCGGAACTCGTCGGCGGTCGCCTCCCCACTGCGCGCGCGCTGCATGAGGGCTACATGCGCATCGAGCGTCGGGGTTTTCGAATCGCTGGGCTGCGCGGGCTCGGGCTTGGGTGCCTCTGCCGGTTCGGACTGGGGCCGGGCTGCATCCTCGGCGCGCACGAAATCGACCAGTTCACGCACGCGGCGTTTCGACTCCGGCACGCTCATGCCGCGCTCACGGAACAGCGCCGCCAGGTCGAACTTGTCGCTGGTCAGCACGCTGCCATCGGTCGGCGTCAACTTAATGCTGGTCGGGTAGCCATCCTTGCCGAAGTTCACCCCGGCAAGGTGCGCGGCCTTGGTGATCGCCACCGGCTCGCTGCCCTTCTTCCAGGACAGAATCCTGCGCATCAGGCTGCGGTCCCCGTCTTCCTTGCGCTGCGCCTTGTCGGCGCGGGCCTGCTCGGCGGCCTGGCGATCTGCCGCCTTTTCCTCGTCGGTACGGGCGTCCAGGGCCGCCTGGCGCACGCGATCCTGATTGGCCTTCTGCCAGGCCTCGAATGTGTCGATGGCGCGGTCGTAGGCGCTGTTGCGCCTGTCCGCCTGCTTGCTGTTCAGTCCAGAACGCCCGACAACATAACCGCTGTAGGTGCCGGCGCGCACGTTCATCAGGCGTCGGTACTGGGCCAGGTAATCGGCGCGCAATTCTCGTGCGGCTTGCTCCACGGCCGCCCGCTGAGCATCGGTGCGCGCCACGACAGCGCCCGCGTCGCGGGCCACGTCGATGTAGGTCTGGAACTCATCCGCATCGGACTTCGCTCGCTGGCTGCTGCTGTTCGAGATACCGGAGTAGCTGGCGGCGGCTTCCTTCAAGGGGAACTCATCGGCGGTTGGCGCTCCCTGTGTTGCGATACGGCCGGCCGGGCCGCGCTTCATGTCGCGCGCATCCGGCGCCGTCATGTGAGTGCGCTCGCTCTCGCCCGGGACATCCACCCAGGTGTCGCCTTCCTTGCGTACACTGCGCACCGTGACGGTCCAGCTTCCCGATTCGGTCGGGTTGTAGCTGATAACCCTGTCGTAGTTGGCGCCGTAGCTGCGCACCACGTTGCCGGGAGTGAAGTATTCGGCGCGAGCCTGAGTCTCCGCCTGGTACTTTTTCGCCAACACGCCGCGCAGCTTCTTCTTCGGTGCTTCACTGGCGGCCGGTGCACTTTCATTCACTGGCTTGGTGGTGTCGCCCTCCTTCAGCCAGGCCTTGAACTCGTCCACGCTCATATCGCGGACGGGGCCGACCTTCCAGCCGGCGTCGAAGTTTGAGCGATACGCGGCAACGGCAGCATCCTGGCTGTCGAAGCCCATCATCACCTTATGCTCATCGAACCCGCCCGACTGCTGGTCAAGCTGATCCACCACGTAGATGCGCGCCGCCTCGGGATTCGGGCCGATGTAGGCGTCCACCTGCTCGCCATCTGCGCCCTCGGTACGCTTGATGTAGCCGTAGTGGTCGCTCATGGTGTGGCGCCACTCGGAACCGTCTGGACGCTTGCCGGCGCGGTCGGATCCGCGCGGATTCTCCACCGTGATGTCCAGGCCCTGCACGCGGATATGGCCCTTGGCGTAGTTGCCGGCCTCCTTCTGCGCGTCACTGGGCTCGGGGCGGTCATTCTGCGGGCTGGTGGCAGCCTCGTGCGCAGCGGCCTCGATCTGCTCAGCGGTATCCGCCTGAACCGAGATAGTTTTTTCCACAGTTGCCGGCGGTCCGGCCTCAGCATTGATGTTCGGCGTGTTCGTGGCGCGCTGTTTGTCGTGGTAATCGACGACCTTGCGCGCGACCATTTCCATGCGAGCAGCACCAGCCGCCTCCAAACGGTCGGTGGGGCGGCGATCTCCACGGTCAGCGACCAGTCGCTCGAACTGATCCTTCCCTACCAGGTCAACAGCCTCCTTCATGGCCTGCACAGTTGGGATGGTGTATGCGCGCGCCTTCGGATCGACGTTGCTGTCATCGTCTAGGTAGCGCTGATCCACGCCTTGCGACGGTTCCTGCTTGACCGCATCACCACCCTCAGACTTCGGCGAAACCTTGTCCTGGCGTACCTTGACGATGGCGTCCTTCAGGTTGACCGAAGCGGCTACCGCAGGCGCGGCCGGTACGGGTTGCGCTGCCGGCGTAGGCTGCGCAGTCGGTTGTGCTGCTTGCGCTTCTGCTGGGCGTTGAGCTTCACCTGCATTACCTGCCTCCTTGAGTTGTACGCCGCGCTTGTCCAGCTCCTTCTGGAGCCTCGTGGTGCGTTTGTGGTCTGGGCCGTAGTGAGTAATGGCCTGCTCAATCTCGGCCACGCTCATGTCGGGAATCTTCTTGGCGATCACGCCCTTGATGTCGGCGGGCGCCTGCGCGGCATCGGCCTGCGCCTGCTGGGCGTCGGCGTTGATCTGCGCGGTCTGGATGCCCTGCTGCAAAGTGGTGGGGACCGGTTCGGCCTGCTTGGGCGCGATCTTCTCCAGTTCTGCCTGGAGCCGGTCGCGCTCGGCGATAAGGCGTGAATCCCAGCCGTTGGCGCGCGCGGTCTGCTGCACGTAGTCCAGTCGGCCGCGCAGATCCGTCTCGCGCTCGGTGTTCAGGCGCGCCATGTGAGCGTCGTCAATCTCGCCGGTTTCCGGGTTGATGCCGGCGCGGAACATGTCGTCTTGCACCTGACCTTGCAGCTCAATCTCCGCGTCAAGGGCGTTGTTCAGCATGGCCTCGTCGGGTTGCGCGTCCCTGGCCCTGTCGCCTTTCTTCGCTGCCTCGGCTGCCTGCTGGAGCGCGGCTTGTTGCACCATCTGGTCAGTTGCGCCACTGTCCACGGCCTGCGCAGCAGCACCAGACAGTGGCCCAGCAGCCGGGTCCAGGCCCATCTGCTCGGAGCGCTTTGGGGCCGCCGGGACCGGAGTCACATCGGTGACTTCACCTCGACGGATTCGGTCCAGACGTTCAGCCTCTTGCTGACGCTGTACCTGGGTAGCGGAGTTCTGGTCGACCGTGGTCCGGACCTGGCCGTCAGGACCAGCCTCATACACTGGAGCTGGGAGTGCCAGTGGCGGAGTCGTCTCGGTCTGCCCCTCAAGGCCCGGGGTACTCTCGAAGGTAGCGTCCGCATCAGCCAGGCCACGGGACGCTGCCGGCTGACCGCCATGCAGAACCGCCGCCGGCCCACCCATGGCCATCCCGGCCAGCGTTCCCATTACCATCGCTTCATCCAGGCCGCTGGCCCAGTCCCGTCCCAGCGCCAGGTTTTGCAGAACCTGCTCAGATGCGGACTGTGGCAGTTCCTCAAGGAAGCCCTCGGAGATTGCGCCCTCTATCACCTTCCGCGGAATGCTCTTCGCCGGCATGGACGCCAGCTCGCTGACCAGTTGTCCTGGGTTGGCACCACCAGCGAGGAGGGTATCCGCATCACCGATACCCAGTTTCTTGGCCAAGCTACCGCCGGCAAGGGAAAACAGACTTCCCAACACACCAGTGGCCACCGCAGCTCCCGACTGCGCCGGAGTGAGCAAGCCGTCATCAGTTTCTTGGCGGATCTGCTCTGCTTGCTGACCAGCCATCACCGCCCCTTCGCCAGCCGCGCCGGCTGCCACAGGTGCCAACGCTGGAGCCAGCGCCCGAACGCCACGACCAACCGCGCCCCCCGCCAACATGGAAGGCAAAGACTCCGCTACGGTGTTCACGACCATCGACGGGTTCTGTACAGCATGCAGCGTCTTGTCTACGACGCCATCAGCATCCTGAAAGTCCTGCTGTTGCTGTTTGTACTGATCGGTGTGCAGATCATTCAGGAAATCCTTCGCCTCCCGGGGCCGGAAGCCGAGCATGCCGTCCTGGTTCTCGAGGAACTTACCTACGCGGCCCTCTGTTGGGATATCAGCGAGGCCAACAGCCGCTTCCGGAACCCCAATCACCCCCTTGGCCACAGACAGGCCGAGGTCGCGCGCATGCCCTATAACACCGCGACCCTCTTCCCCCTTGCCAACCACCTCGTCGTTCGCACCGAAGTCCGCGGTATCCACGATCTTGTCGTTCTCGCCCCAGGTATCTGCCATGTCCTCTGTACTCTCTTAGCCCTTGACGCGCAGTTGGCCGTCTTTCATGTACTGGGTGCCCTTGGGAAGGGCCTCGTATTCGGCCGCAGTCTTCGGCTGCGGGATTCCGCCGGCGGCCGCTGCCGGCTGGCCCTGCTGGTCGATAAATTGGCCGGTCTGATTGTTGAGTACTCGTGCAGGGCGCGTCAGAAGTTGCATGGCCTGTGGGTCGTACTCCTGGCCGCCGGGTACCACGGTGAAGCGATTCGGAGCGTCCTTACCGGCTAGCACACGAATCTGTTCGGCGATCGCGGCTCGGTCTTCGGGAGCAGCCTTGTCGTACTGCTCGTACAGCTTCTCGATGCGCTGGGCGGCGCGGGTTTGGAAGCCCCTGGCCTCTTGCTCACCAGCCAGGCGCTGGCGATCGAGTTCGTTGGAGGCGAGGAAGCGCGCGCCCTGCCCCATTTCCTGTAGGGCCGCGCGCTGATTGGCGCCCTGCTGCTGCACCTGCTCCCGCGCCAAGGCCGTGTCGTTATTCGCTCGAGTGCTCGCCAGGGACGTAGCATTGCGGTCATCGCTCTGCTGCAGCCGGAACAGGTTGTCGATCTGGCGGGCAGTTAACTGCCCGTTCGGCGAACCGCGATAAGGTGTTGAGGCTGCATTCAAGGCGGCTTGGCGAACGCTATCGGCCCGAGAGCTATCGGGAACCACGGTTACCCGAGGCGCGCCGGAGTTACCGGCGTTGTACTGAGCCAACGCGTCCGGGGCCATCGGCGGTACCTGGGAGACAGAACTCGGCCTGAACCCCATACCAACATCAGGCGTTCGGGCCAGCAGGTTCTCCACTGCGCGTTGGTTTTGAGCACTCCGCTGACCACCTGGGGTGAACCCGGCAGCTTGAGCCTCCCCGTTAACGGTGTAGCCTGGGCGGATTGTTGTACCGGAGAAGCTGTTACCCACTCGCGTCACGTTGTTGGGCAGGTCCGAGCCTCCGGCGCTTGGCATAGCGGCTCCAGTATTCGCCGCCGACTCCAGCGCCCCGGTTGGCGCACCAGCAGCCGGCAACACCTGGCCTCGCCCCAGCGCAGCACTGGAACTTGGCGCCGCTGCACCCTGGGCTGCCTGCTGACCACGAAGCGCCGGCGGAGTGTCATTCCATCCGAATAGCCCTTTACCGAAGTTGACCACCGGTTCCGCCAGTCGACCGACATCCTCACCAGCATCAGCGAACGCTGCGGGAACCGCCGCAAGGGCCCCACGCACGCCAGTTCCAAAGCCACGGGCATACTCACCCGATGCCCACTGCTGCGCTACGTCGTCACCCGTCCCGCGAAGAACCGAATCGGTTCGCCAGCCTGGTCCCTCGGTGCGGTATTGCGGAGTGAAACCAGCAGCTTTAGATCGATCAGGGCCCGTTACCGGTTGATCAAACTGAGCCTGCATCCTTGCAGCTCTGGCCGGGTCATTACCTTGTCGCGAGGGCGCGAAGCCTTGCGCCGACGGCGCATCTGGCAGCGCACCGGACTGCGCCACAGCCTGTTGCTGTCGGGCTGCATCCGAACGTGCCTGGGCGTTGGCGGTATAGAGGTTGTCGCTGTAGCCAGGCGCCACTCCTGGCTGAAGATTCGCGGCATCAGCAGTGCGCTGCCGATGCACAGCCATTGCTTGCCGTTCAGCATCGATATTGGCCTGCGCCCTTGCCATGGTGGGGTCTGCACTGTAGCCGCTGGTGGCTACGGGAGCCGATGCCTCCGGCACAACGCCAGCAGCACGCTGGGCGGCGGGCGTGTTGGTGATGTCGAAACGGGTCTGCTTTTTGCGCTCTCCATCAACAACCCCGCCGTCGGCGAAGAACAATTCTGGCTTCTCGGCGCCATTCCCTCCCCTTTTACGCGGAGAGAACCCTTTTGCCTGCTGGGCTACCGGCACATGAGTGGCATTCTTCACAGCGTCCAGCGCCTGCACGCCAACGGCGTGAACCTGCTCGGGAGGCATCTGGTACTCGCCGTTACTCAGGCTGACCGGAACCGGCGCCCCCATACCCTGCAACGCCGCTTCCCCAATCTGCTCGGTCGAGTCGGCCGGCATGATGTAGCTGCCCGCAGGTACCTCGGTGTCGATGTCGTCGGAGGTGCCAGTGCCTGGACCACGCACCCGCCCACCATCTGCAAATCGTTGCTTGGGCTTGGCGCCCTTCTTGAACCCGTACATGTGAAGCCCCTAAAGAAACGGCCTGGATACCGGTTCAATATTCCGGTCCAGGCCGCTTCGGAGCTAACCCTACGGGGGGCGGAGCGTTTGGCTATGTGTTTACCCGGTAATCTTCTTCCAAATCCAGATAAGACCAAAAATTATAATAGCCCCGACAACTACGTCTCTTAACTCTAGGTTCCCCGAGCTTTCGCGAATTGACTCATCAACCCCGTATTTGTCTGCAAAAACCAATATTGGGGTAAACAGCGCAATTACTGCCCCCAAAAGCCTAGCGACGACTCTGTGCATGACTCTTCCTTATAGCCGTGGACACAATGAAAGCGCTGAATATATCCCAAGTCAGATCCTGGCCATCAATAGCTGTAGTTGTAACTGGTCTGCGTGCTTTCGCTCTTGCTTTCCTGAGTACTGGCACTTCCGGTTCCGCTGATGCTGGCCGATACATGTGCCGCCGACATGGCACCGGCTGCGAGCTGAGCGGTGTATTGCCCCAGGGCCTTCGCCGCCTCCAGAGCGATCTGAGCCTGCTGTACAGCGTTCTGCATCTTCGCCGTGTACTCGCTGATCTGCATTTCCGCGTAAGCGATGTTAGTCCGGCTGTTCATGTCGGCAAAGCGAGACTGCATTTCGGCGTCGGCCACGTTGGCACTGGCCGCTGCGCGCCAGGCTTCTACCTGGGCCTGGAACACCGACGTGTTGTACTGAACCTCGCTCAGGTTGGCCTGCAGGGTGGCCTTGTAGGCGTCCACGTCGGCCAAGAACTTCGACACCTTGGTGCGCGCCGCTTCCATCCTGATCTGCGCTCCCTTGACCTTGACATCGGCCTTGTTCGCCAGCCCCTGGATGGTTGAAGCGTAGGCACGGGCCTGCGCATCGAGCACATCCGCCTTGGCCGACTCGCCCTTGACGCGGGCCTCGTAGGCGTCGAACTTGACCTTCTCGGCGCCGATCTGCTCGGCATACGCCTGCACGTCTGCGCGGTAGGCATCGAACTGGTTCTTGATCGTCTCGGCGCGCACTGAAGCGCCCTGCATCAGCGCCTTGTAGACCTCGACGCTCGACTGTACGGCGTCCAGCTTGGCCTTAAACACCTCGACGCGCTGCTGGTTGATCTGCCCCAGCGCCACCTGGCCCTCCACGGCGGTCTTGTAGGCGGTCAGCTTGGAAATGGCCGCGTCCAGCTTGGTGCGGTAGACCTGCGCCAGCGTCTCGAAGGCCGCGTTCTGCGCGTTGAACAGGCTGATCTGCGCGTTGAACACGTTGATCTGGCTTTCCGCGTGGAAGCGGGCGACCTCGAACAGGCGCTGCACCATGTTCTGGTGCATGTTCTCGGTCAACTGCTCGAGGGCCAGGCCCTGCTGCACGGCGAAGCGCAGGTTCTCGATTTCCCAGGTGGCCGCTTGCACCAGGATGTCGCGGTTCAGTTCGGCCGCCTTCAGCCGGCCTTGCTCGCGTACCACATCTACCTGCCTGGCGAGCATCCCCGGCGGCATGGAGAAATTGCGGGCGGCCCAAGTATCGACCGCCTCCTGCACGGCGCGGGTGGTTTCGCCACTGTCGCGTTCGCGGGCACGGGCGAACAGCGCCTGCTCGATGGGCGCCGGCAGTCCGGTGCCGCCCGCCATCAGTTCCTTGATCTTCGCTTGCAACTCGTCCAGCACCTCGGACTGGTACTCCGGCTCCAGCCAGTTGATGAAGACGTTGGGCACCGTGATCCCGCTCGCGTCCGGCGGCGTGGCGTCGAACGTGGGCAACTCGGGGAACACGAATTCCGGCAGTCGGATCTGTTCCAGCGCTTCCATGTCCGGCATGGCGATCTGCGGAGCATCGGGAATCTCCACCGTGGTGTCGATGTCCGGGCGTTCCGGCACCGGGATGGCCGTCATGCTCGGCGCGTCCGGGATGTTGATCGGGATCATTGTCGGCGCGTCGGGTAGGTCGTCCATATCGCCCACGTCCAGGTCGGCCAGCAGATCATCGATGTTCAGGCCCCCAGGGGCTTCCGGCTTGATCAGCGGCGACGGGTTATAGGTCGGCTGCTCGCCCAGGTTGACGGGCGGCGGCGAAGCGATAGGCGCATCCGGCCGCGTCGGTGCCGGCACGTCAGCCACCGTGATGTCGCCGATCTTCGCCAGCGCGGCAGACAGCTCTGCGCTGTACTTGCTGCCCAGCGCCTCAAGGTCGTTCATCTTGTCCGTAACGGTGTCCACCGCAACGCCAAGGATGCTATCCGGTGCGATACCCATCACACTCTCCTGTTGGTCGGCGCCGATTCGACGCTCAGGTCATTGATATAGCCGCGCCGGCCGGTCAGGCGCAGCGTGAAGGTGAAGTGCCTGCCGCGCAGGCCCCGGCCGAACTTGAAGCGCCCATTGGTCAACTCGTCTGCAGGCTCGCTCTCCAGCGGGTAGCTGTAGGTCACTGCGCTGCCGCTTTGCGTGGTGGTCACGTCCATGGCCACCGTGCCATCAGCATCCAGTGCATACTCCAGATAGGCGCTATGCGGATGCACCAGCGCGCCCTGGCCGATGTCCAGTTTCCCGGTCGCGATTCTGCCGGCCACCGGCTGGCTGTCACCGTCCAGCGCATAAACGCCGTCTTCGGCGATCCCGTACAGTCGACCGTCGATCACAGCAAGCGACCGGAAGGTATATGGCGCGTAGCGGCTCATCGCCCAGCTATCGACGTTTGCGGTCCAAGCCTGGCCGCCGTCCTGGTCGCCCCCCACGGTGATGTCCTCGATCACCACGGCATCCGATACCAGGTCGCGCGCCACCAGATGGTCCAGCACCAGCGCGGCAATGGATGCCCCGTCCACCAGCAGCGCCTGCACGGCCTGGTGCGCGTCCACCACCTCGTCGGCGAGGGACGCCCCATCCACCAGCAGTACGCGACCGTGCAGCGTCCCAGTTGCCTGATCACTGACGGTGGCGGCGTCCTCGACCAGGACACTGGCGGCCTGGCCGGTGCTGTCGCTGATGCGCGCGGCATCGAGCACCAGGGTGTACGCATGACGGGTGCCGAATGCTTCGTCGGCCACCGTGGCACCGTCCACCGTCAGGCCGCGCACGCGATCCAGCACCCCATCCGACACCAGGGCGTCATCGACGTGCAGGACACGAAGGGTGCCGGTGACGCGATCACCCGCCGTAGCCGTTTCAACCACCAGCACCCTGGCGCGCAACTGGTCGGTCACCTCGTCGCTGGCGTGTGCCTGGTCCGCCAGCAGGTGCCCCGGACGGTCAATTGCCTCGTCGGAAGCCACCGCGGTGTCGGTATGCAGCACCAGCAGGCCGAACAGCACCGTCTCGCTGATCCTGGCGGTTCCCTCGCTGATCGCGGTCAGGCCGATCCAGGCCGAGTCGCTGATTACCGCCGTGTCGTTGGAATCGTCGCGGTAGTCACTCATTGATAACCCCTATGAAGTGGTGGGCCGCCTTGTGATCGGCAAGTGCGGTATGCCCCCAGCGGCGGCGCAGTCCATCCTGGCCCGTCTCGTAGATGCTGGCGTACCGGGCGTCGCCGATGGCGACATGCACGGCGTCGCGGTAGAAGTAAAAGTCGTTCTCGGGCGAGAAGCCCCAGTACCACGAGTGCGGCATGTCCTTGTTGACCTGAACAGCGCCGGCCACGGACAGACACACACTCAGGCGCCCGCTACTCTCGTTGGGGTACTGGGTGTCCTTCCGGTACGGATCGAAGCCTGGCGCCTCGCCGCCGATGATGACGCCGTTGGCGTTGTGGACGGAGTTGCGGTAGGTGTACGGCCCACAGATGCCCGTGACATCCAGAAACCCGCCAGGTGGCAGGTTCAGCCAGTTGCCACTCTCGGCGAAGTCGCTGATTTCGGTGGGGCTGTAGACCAGCGTGTCGACATAGACAGGCACCCCATCCTTGGATGGCGGGTCGCCCCGGTTCCCGTTCCGCGTCTGCCCCATCCAGTGCCAGATGTCGTCGTAGCACCAGAGTTCGTAGGACGTGGGATCAGGCACAGAGCCCTGCGTCGTTTCCTCGTGGGAACTGCGTCCCCCGGTATGGTCCTGGTAGGCGTAGAGCATGCAGTCTCGCTCGAACACCGGCACCAGCGCCGCCACGTCCAGGGTAAACGTCTCGGTAGTGTCTACCGTGGTGCGGTGCATGTAGTACCTGGATCGGCTCACGCCGCCGACGCACCAGAGTGTTGGCGGCGTGGAGTAAGCCGGGTTGCCATAGCCCATGTCGGTGCCGACGATGTTGGTATGGACCGTTACCGCCGGCTGCTCCTGCCGATCGTCGAAGTCGGTCGTGTAGAAGAACCCCATCAGCCCGCTAAGACCAAAGGTTTCGGTCTTCTCCCACTGGCCGACGATCATGTACTGCTCGAACGTGCTTGTCGTTTCCTGCTGGAACTTGCGTTCGTCGTAGAAATACTTGATGACACGCAACTGGTCCTCGACATAGCAGCCGAAGACTATGGTGTCGCACTTCACTGCGCCGCCGGAATAGTCGGGCGAGATGTGCGGGAAGGACTCGCACCCCTGCCCCGTCAGTTCGGGGAACTTCAGGCGGGTGCAAGACTTCAAGACCTTGGACGGCCAGTAGAACGGACCACTGGAGACGCGCGACACACGGCCCTGATGGGCGGCGATGGGCGGCAGTTCCAGGCTGTCCCAGTAGTCCACGTCCGGGCCGCTGGACGAGTCGGCCCGCGCGAGGATGTCGGCGGCCGGAACACGGCGAATCTTGTACTTGATGGCCAGTTCACGCGCCCCGTTCTCTGCCAGTGCCTCATAGACCTTCGCAAGATATGCATTGAGCTTGCCTTGCGCCTCCCTCACGTCCGAATAGCTATCGTAGTCCCAGGTGTTGAGCAGACGGCCTTGGTTCTCCGCAGGCGCCAACGACAGTTTCATCTTGTACGCATGCACCTGCATCAGGCCGGCGCTGTCGTAGGTCCAGCAGGTGTTGAAGCCCTCGGTGCCTCGGCTGTTCACCGCCCAGCCGCAGGCCGCATACATGGCCTCGAAGCTGTAGAAGTCGGCGGTGTCGCACACCTTGATGACCCCGGCCCGGCGCCACGCCTCGAAGTCCTGTTCCGCCTGCGGAAAGCCCTCGCCAGTCGGCATTCCGCCGAAGCGGTCCAGCAGCTTCAGCAACTCGTCGTCGCCAACCTCCAGCACGTACTCGCGGAAAGCCTCGGTGGTGGTGGCCGGCACCACAGGCAGCGGCATGGCATAGACGCCACGCGCGTTAATCTGAAGCAACCACGGGCTGTTGCCGGTATCGAAGGCGACCACGTTGCAGCGGCTGGCGCGGTACTCGCACTTGAACTGCCCCTGCTCGTCCGGGAAGCCGGTGTAGGCCGGCAACCGCACGTTGCCGACCTGCTGGCGGATCTGCCGCATGTAACGCTCGGGAATCAGCATCCTTGCGCGCTCAAGGTCGTCCTCTGGCAGTTCGGCCATGACCTGCCGCCCATATCCGCCAGCCACCTGCATGACCTCGGCCATGGCGCCGCTGTACCAGGTCGGGCGTTGCTTGACGTACTGCGTGAAGGTGTAGATGCCCTGCTGGGGCGGCTCAAAGTATTGGAAGCGCGGTTCGTACTTGATGACGAAGCGTTGCAACGCCACATCCTTCGGCGGAAGCGCCGCTTTCGGGTCGTAGGCCACCAGCCGGCGCCGGGTCTGCTCGGTCAACCTGATGCCAACGCCCTGCCCATCGGTCAGCACCTGGGCGCGGGTGATGACGCCGGAGAACAGCATGGGGATGTTGGTCTGTGCCACCCCGTCGAAACGGAATTGCGGAAGCTCATGCTGCTCGAGCACCAGGATGCGAAACACTCCGCCCATGTCGATGGCCACCGCCTGCCGGCCGCTGGGCAGGTCCGCAACGCGCTTCAGGTTGGCGAGGTCAGACGCCTGCTTGAAGTTCGTCAGGTTCCTGGCCAGCCGCTCGACAGCGGCGGCATCGTCGGCGGAAAGCTCCGCGTCTTCCGCGAAACGTCCGTAGGGGCGCGGCGAATACATCGGCTTAGACAGTCAGGTTCAGCCGGTAGCCGATATCGTAGGTGTCGCCGTTCTGGAACACACGAGTCGCCGCGTACTTCGACGCCGATACCAGCGCACCCGTGGTTCCACCCTTGGTGCTGTTGGTCAGCAGCGCGGCGCCGTTGACGTTGAGCTGCGACGCTGTGGCAATGGTTACGGTCGCCACGGTGTTCATGTTGTCGATGGACCCGGTAGCGGTGTCGGTCGGCGTCCAGGCTGGGCGGGTAGCGCTGGTGTAACCCTCGGTCATGCTGGTGATTTCCGAGGCCACCGCGGCGAAGTTAGCGGCGGTCCAGTTAGCAGCAGGTGCTGCCGTCCCGGCGAACAGGGCCAGGAAATACGACACCTTGGGCTTGCTGCCCAGCGCAATGTTGAGGATGTGCGCCAGGCCCTCGGTGGGGATCAGGTTGTCACCTTCCTTCTCCCACTCGCCGCTGTTGATGCGGCCGAAGTATTCGCCACCGGCCAGTACGCTGAGCCGCGGGAAGGCAATGCCGTTTTCGGTGATGTCGAAGCTACCAGTGGCCAGGTCGGCGGCCAGTTCTTTGCGCAGAGCGCTGCTAATGCGTTGCATAGGGTTCTCTCCGAAGTCCCATGCCGCACTCCTGCGCAGCGATTGAAGGCCCGATATTCGGGGTGATTCAGCTTACAGCCGTCAGCAGACGGCGGTCGAACACTACAGAGGTACCGGCACGGCCGGTGATACCGGTGAGCACGCCTGCATGAACTTCGGCGATGGCGCCACTGCTGGTGCCCATGACGTAGCCGTTCTCCGCCAGCCACACGGCGACCGGCGAGCCATCCGGTGATGCGTTGGTGCCTACCGCCTCGGCGGGGACCAGGATCGCACTACCAGGCACCGGAGCCCGCGATGCACGGCGCGACACGCTCAGGCTTGCCGGGTCGATACCATCGAGAAAGGCGACGTGATCAACCTGCCCCACCCAGATCCCGCCGTCCACCGGCTGCAGGAAGGTAATGCGCTGGGGCATCTGCACGAACCCGTAACGCTCATCATGCAGGTGGTACGTCAGCGCTTCGGAGAATCGCAGCACGTTAGCGCGCGCGGTCAGCAGGCGCCCGCGCCAGTACGCCAGGTACTTGCCGGTGGGCATGGGCGACAGGTGGCGGAACTGCGCCGGTCGACCCAGCTCCGGTAGCGTCGGCAGGATGAGCGTGGCCGCGCCCAGCGGGTAGTCGCCGGCCAACAGCAGCTCGCCGCCATTCGCTCGCGTCAGGTAGAGGCGCGCGCCGGTAACGCTGGCATCCAGGCACAGCGGAAAGGTGACTTCCAGCGCGCCGGCATCGGTCACGTCCGCGAAGGCGATCAGCGACGGCGCCGACTCTTGGGGGCCGCGCAGCCACGCCACAGCCGCGCCGTAGGTGCCTTGACTCAACGATCCGGCGCCTGCCACCAGCAGCGGCGGCGCCGGGGTGTCCAGCGTCAAGCGCTCGGCCTTCGCGCCATCGTAGGTGAAGATGCCCGCCGTTCCGGCGACGCACACCCGATTGTTCAGCACCTCGTGGGACAGGTCCCCTTCGCCGATCTGTGCGAGCGGCTCGAACGTCCATGAATGCGGATCGACCTTTCCCCACTGGTCGCCCAGGGCGCCGAAGGCGTCGCCGTGCAGTGGGCTTTGCCAGAGTTGGCGGAACGGCTGGTCCGTGACCTGGCGCGAAGAGGCCCGCAGTTGCGCCTTGCCGGCCGGCGACAGGTCTATGTTCACCGCGTCACGCACATAGAGCCTCGGGCTCTCGCCGCCGCGTTGCAGCGCGGCATCTTCGGCGACGTTGTTGATGCCGGCCAGCGGCACCAGGGAAGTCGTGGCCATCAGAAGGCTCCTTTGCGGTACTGATCGGCGTTGCCGTCAGGGCGGATGTAGTGGACACCTGGCCGCACATTGGGCACGCCCACACCCACTGAATCCAACCCTACAGGTGCCACGGACTGGGCATTTGGACCCGGTGGGATGAAGACGTTGCGGACTCGCATGCGATCCGCGAAGTGCGACGGGTCGTATTCGCAGATGAACGACTCCCAGCCGTCCGGCTCAACCCCTCGTACCCGCAGCGAAACCCAGGCTGTGCCGAATGCTGATGTGTCGGTACCGCTTGGAATGGTCGGCATCGGCGGCCCAACATGCAGCGACTGCCACTGGTACGGACCCTCTCCACGCGAATACCCCATAGCCAGCGACGAGAGTCCGGTCATCTGGAGTCGACGATCCAGCAGCGATACCCATGTCGCCCCACCTGGGCCAGGGGCCAGCAGACCAGCAGGCCGAACCGTTTGCGGGCCGTAGTAGGGGCCACGGGCTACAGCAGGCGCCCCCAGTGACATCGAATCAGCACCGGCGAACTGCGCCACGAACTGGGTGCCATCACCCACGATCGCCCACCCCATGCGATACGCCTGCAGACCCCGCGGCTCTAGGTAGCGACGTTTCAGGTAGATCGCGTGCTCACCCACCTTCGACACGTCGCCCAGCGGGAATGGCTTGAGGATGCCCAAGTAGGTGCTGATGCGCGCCGAGCCGAACCGCTCGCCCGGAGGATAAACCAGCGTTTCCCCTACATAGTGCAGGTTACCGGCTGGATGGTTCTGCTTAGCCTGCTCGGGTGCCTCCTTCACCGCCCAGATGGTGTGCGGCGTGAGACGCGGCTTGGATGGCTGGAACACTTCAGCGTCGGGCCATTCGTCCACCGTAAGCTTGCGCAGCTTCAAGCTCACGGCTGGCAGGCCGTAGCCGTCCACCTTGATGCCGGCGTCGATGTTCACTCCCATGATGCGCACCGTCGGCTCCTCGATGTCCGGCGCCCGGATGCCTGTCGCGTACAGGACGTACTGATTCAGACCGGGCTTTCCGAGCACCGCTCCGGTGTTAACCGCCTGATCAACCATGATGTTCTGCGGCGAGTACGGCGGCGCGCCGGTCTTGGTCACCACCAGCTTGTCGCCCATCCTGAGCAGGTTGGTGCCTGGAACCGTGATGGTCTGCTTGCGGTCGGCGATCTTTGCCTGGCCGAACAACTGCATGTTGCTGCCGTCCGGCGCCACCGGACGCCATTGCAGGCGCACGAAGGCCGAACCGAATTCCTCGGCGTTCGCCCCGAAGGTCGCGACCTCCGGCGTCACGTTGTGGATGCGCGGATCGCCGAACAGGTCTTTGTGCGCCCACCTCGGCCCTATCGCGTTGAAGTGGATCGACAGAGCCGCCAGGCCCATGTTCAGCATGTCGTTGCTTGCCGGATCGACATAGCGCGTGTACAGCTTGACCTCGGGCAACTTGATATCCGGCGGCTCGATGCTGTAGCGCGGCTCGATGCTGATACCGCGAATGGCGAAATCGATGAACGCGATGCCGATATCCGCCGAGTCGAAGCCGCCGATGCGGTCGAAGTAACGCCGCGTGTTCTCCAGTCTCGCAACACCGAAAGCGCTTTGCGCATTCCCGGTCGGCACCAACACCCTCGCGCCGTTGTAGACGGCATGCCAATTCAGGATCGGCGGCGGTTCGATGCCTTCCAGCGGCAGGTAACGGCGGCCGTAGGCAATCATGGCTGCGGTGGTGATCTGCGGCGGCGCCACGCCGCCTGGCAGGATCGGCCTGGCATTGTTGTCGATCTGCGGGAAGCCGGCTGGCGGCGAAGGCATGCCGATGGTGCCCACTTGACGGTTTCGGTTCTCCACCAGCGTCCACTGCGACCAGGGTGGCGGGTTCAACTCGCTGTCCGGGTCGTACTCCTGGACCACGTACTGGCGCAGGTTCCACACGTCTGCGCGGCCCCAGCGGTATTCTTCCTGGACGGTGCTCTGGAATCCGGCCGGCTCGGCAAAGGTGAGCCAGTTGTTGATCGCCTGCTGCCCCCACAACTCGGCGAAGCCTTGAGGCGCGACCGTCTGCGATTCGGGAATGATCCGCGTGCCGAATGCCGAGGAATCCCAGCCTGGCGGCTCCAAGAAGCGCGTGCCGCCGACCATAGGTCTGGCCACGGCATCCAGAAACGTGCCAATGGGCTCCAGAACGCGCGTTCCCTGACTGACCCATGCCGTCCCCATGCCTGGCGCTGGAACACCAGCATTGAGCTGCACGAACTGGCGTTCGTGGCTGATGCGGTGGACATCCGGGATCGCGGTCGCCAGTAGGCCGCCAGGCTTCAGGTAGCGGGTGTACAGCCAAACCGTGGGATTCGCGCCCCACGGCGGCGGCGCAATGTTGCCGGCCGCCACATAGCGGTTTCGGTTGATGATGTTCGCCTGCCCGCTCTGGTAGGCGACAAATCCGGTCGGCTGAACCGTTCGGTGCTTGTTCTGTGCGTTGTGGGATCCGATGACGTTCGAATTGAAGCCGTAGGCCGAAACGAACGTGCTGTACTTCCAAGCCTTGGCGGCGCCGAACGCTTGGTGCGACGATCCTACAGGCAACACAAAGCGATACTGAGTGCGGATCGCCGGTGGCGGTACCATGGAATCGCTGAATCCGCCCGGGAAAACCGTTTGGCCCTCTACCGGCGGCAACTCACCCCACTGAAGCAGCACAGCATTGGACGCTGGCGGCACGTAGGCGGGGTCAACGGTAGAGAAGTCGAGATCCGCCGATGCGTGCGGGTCCGGAAGGATTGTCCGCACTACCCGGGCATCGCGCGAGAGCAGCGGTGGCTGAATGCCCCAAACTCCGATGGTTCCTTCGGGAAGGTTCGCCGGCGGGCCGCCACCCAGCGTGACGTTGCGACTGCTGGAGGGGACGTAGCCGCTGGGTACTGCGTCAAAACGCAGCTCTACGCCCGTGGTCATAGCTACTCCAGCACGATGCGATCGGCGATCACAGCATTGATCAGCGGCGAGTTCTCATCGTCCAGGCCGACTACGTACATGGTGGTACCCACCTTCGCGATGACCGGAATTTCGAACAGACCTGATGAGTCGCTGCGTCCTCTACCAATCACCGACCCTGTTTCGCGCTCGTGAACATGGACGATGCGGGTAGCAGGCTGGCCAGCCTGGTCCACGACGGTGCCCGAGACGGTTCCACCGTAGATGGAACATGTCACCAGTGTGACACCACCCTGAACGATCGTAGTCAGGTCGGTGGAAGACACCACAGTGGTGCCGTTGAGGACCACCAGCTTGATGGGGAGTCCAGCAGTTTGGGCGGTGTTCTTGATGGCCACATCGATTTGCCTGCCCGGAACGACACGCGCCACGAATTGGACGTTTTCACTGGATCGGTTATGCGTGCCGCGAAATAGCGCCAGGTCGGCGTTGTAGTTGCCCGAAAAGCTGGTAATACCTGAGTCGACACCAGTCGGGTGGAAGATAATCGCCAGGCGCAGCCCGCAGTTGATCGAGTAGTACCGGCTAACTCCTGCGATCGCCTGTGAGTAGTGCGTACTGGCCGAGGTGAACTGGTAGGGGACAATCTCCACACCGCACTCGGTAGAAACAACCAACCTATCGGCGCCGCCGGTCCACAACGGCGGGATTGGTAGCAGCGTCGCACTATCATCGGTGCTCGGCCAGCTAGGGTTATAGGCCGTCGTTGGGCCTTGGAAGTCGGCCACCCAGGCGGTATAGATGTCGTCGAGCGATGTCGCACTGGTGACGAATGATGGAGAGACGAATTTTTCGCCGTCCAGGTCGATGGTGTCGGCCATTAATTCGCTCCTTCAACCGGTTGACCGAGGATCGTTTCGTCTGGCCAGTAGCCTTTCGCCTGGTGCCACTGTGCATAGCGCTCCAGCAGCACCCTGTCTCCGACCTGGGCGCCGTAGCGCACACCGTAGTCGATAGCCCACTGCTGCTGGCAGCGGTCGGGCGGACATGGAGCCTGCTCGTGAACGAACATCTGGAACGGAGGCAAGGCGCCTACAGCCTTCCAGTTGACGTACATTTCCTGGCTCGGCGTCAGTTCAATGGGCCTGGGCTCGATACCCTTGACACCGATACCCTGCGCTGGCGGCTTGCCCGAGCCACTCATCAGCCTCATGCAGCCCTCACAATCACAGGGGCGTTCAAGCGGCCGGCATGCCACGCAATGACAGTCGGCGTTCTTCTCGTGCGGGTGTTGATGCCCTTGCATTTCGCACTCCTGCGCGCAGGCGCTCAGACCTTGAAGATTTTGTTGGTGCCGTTATCCCAGGTGACGATGATGTCGCCGCCGTTGGGGGTGATCGGCAGGCCGGTAGCCGTGTCGATGAATGCAATCAGCGGGCTGGTGGACTCGGTACCGGTGTCCTTGTAGATAATGATTGCCTCGATGCTCGCGCCGGACACACTGGTGAACGTCACATCCGCACCGTCGGCGGCGCCGCCAGTGGTGGTCTTCGCGGTGAGAGTGACCGGACCAGCGATCCGGGACGACGACGGGATATCCGACAGGTACTGGTGGATCGCAGTCTGCGGCGTGTAGGCGCCGGTATCGACCAGGATCACCTTGATCGTGTCGGTCATCCAGTTGAACTGACCTTCCAGGAAGCGCTGGCGGGCATAGTCATAGAGGGTATTTGCCATCAGGGGTGTGCTCCAGGTCTTGGAGCGCACTCCTGCGCGCTGCTGCGGGGTTTTGAATAACGGTGCCTTCGTCGGCCGAGATCTGCAGGCGCGCCACCTGCCCGGACTTCTTCTCCAGGCGGATGGCAGTACCATCGATCAGCAGTACCTCTCCGACCTTCAGGTCCACGCTCATCTTCTTGCTCATGGCCAGAATGCCTCTACATGGTGAGGAACGTCCTCACGGGTGATGCGCCGCAGGTCGGAGTCGGGCCGCTGGCCGAAGTAGGCCGTGAAGGCATCCTCGGCCAGTGCGGCGCGGCTCGGGTCAAACGATTCCATGTCGGGGATGCTGAATCCGCGATGCAGCGCCCACTGGACCAGGTGCCGGTGGTGTTCGGGGTGTATCTCCGGCTGCACGGTGTCCTTGTCGGTCAGCGTCATGTCCGCCAGGGGCGTGCGGTAGCCTTCAAGACGCAAGATACCGGCGCGGTCAGGGGTCGGAGCCAGGCGCAGCGTGGTGTCGTGCTGGATTGCGTACAGCGGCTTGCCGGTGCAGGCGCGCCAGCCGGGCCTCTCCGCATCAAGCACCTCGGCCGACTTCAGCACCGGCATGGTCGGGCGCGACATATCGGCCGGGTAGAAGCCAAGGTGCGTCAGTTCGTATAGCGACGCATGCAACTGGTAGACGGCAGTTCCGGCGACCACCTCGATGCGGCAGACGGCGTCGGCCTGGCTCTCGTGGATCAGCCTGCCGCGCACGGCGGCTTCGCGCACTGCGTCGTTGAGCCAGTCGGCCACGTCCTGGTCCGACCAGAAATACGGCTCCACCATGTCATTCGCGTCCGTGCGAACTCGGCGGATCAGGTCGGCCAGCGTCATACCGCGCCACCGAACTGGTCGATGCGTGCGTGGACGGCATCACGGGAGCGCGCCAAGCCGTGCTGCTTGACCAAGTTCAGTCCGTAGCGGTCCTTGGCGAATGCCGCCAGGCTGGTGAAGTCGGCGAAGTTGTCCACCTCCCGGTGCAGGGCCGATAGGTCTTCCTCCTTGCGAGTGCGCTCCTTCTGCTCCTGCTGGGCCTGCGCGATCACCTGCTTGGTGTCGTCGCCGGCCGGTGCGGGGCCGGTGGAGCGCTCGAACAGGTCGCGATGGTTGAGGAATCGACGCGCCAGGTCGCCGGGCACGCTACGCACCTGCCCTTGGGTGAACATCAGCCCCGAGCCATACAGACGGTCGGTGAAGCTTTCCCGCGGGCCGATGTACTTGATGGGCACGCCGTTATCCAGCATGGGCACGCCGTCGCTCGCAATCTGCGCCACCAGGGCCGCATTCTTGCCTAGCACCTCGTTGAGTTGGTCTTGCAACTCAGCCACGCGCGCGTCGGCGTCCTGGCTCCCAGCGTCCGGGATGTCCTTGAGTGCATGAACCACGGCGCGGAACAGGTAGTCCTTGACCTTCTGCGACTCGGGCAACTCGGCGTAGGGAACGCAGCACGGGTGCGTCTTCGCCTCGAAGTCCTTGACCTCGCCATGGACCCAGCCGTTGGCCAGCTTGTCCGCCAGCCAGGACTCATGGGACTGCTCGGGGGTGGTGTCTGGGTTGTCCAGGTGGAGTTGCACGCCGGCCAGGATGCCGCGCTGCATGTCTTCCGGGCACTCGGCGAACGGTGGCGCCACCTTGTCGCCGATGGCGAGGCAGTAGGCGGAATTGATCGCGTGGGCGATGGTGGCGATGAGGATGGGTTTCATGAATGTCCTACTCCTGCGTGACAGAAGGGCCAGCACAGGCCGGCCCTTCGTGGGGCGGCGGCGCTTAGACTGCGCCGAGGCGCTCGCCGTGGACGATCACCTGGAGCTTGCCCGCCTCCGCGACGGCAGCGCCTTTGATGGTGATAACCAGGTTGGCGTCCTTGGGCAGCGCGAACAGCGCCTTGCTGGAACTGGTGCGCAGGCGCGCAGCGGCCGACAGCAGCAGGCCAGCGCCGAAATATGCGGCGTCCTGCGGATAGGTCGCGTCGTCCACGCCGTCGGCGTAGGCAAAGCCCACGTCAGCGGTCACGCCGGCACCGAAGTGGTCGGAAATCACCAGTTGCAGGTCTTCGGCGACGAAGCCGGCGGGCAACGGGAACTCGAACGCCACGACGTCGCCCACCGCCAGCGCGGCGGCGGCACTGCTGTTGAGCAGAACGCCGGCCGCGTTGGTCGCGAGCTGGTAACGCAGGGTGGTCAGGTTGCCATACGGCGTGAAACCGCCGAACTGGCCGCCGAGCGGGATGGTCTTGTACTGGGCCATAACGGGCCTCCTTTCAATCTGGACGAAGGAAAGGGCCGGGATCACCGACCCTTGTCGCTTACTTGCGGGGGCCGATGATCTTGACGGCGGTGTCGATCGCCATCACGCCGTGGTCGGTGTACTCCAAGCCGTTGGTCGCCTCGACGGCGAAACGAATCTTGGAGCAGCCGAGGATCGCGCCGATCAGCAGTTCCAGCTTGTCGCCGTGGTCCATGTCCTTCTCGGACCAGAAGAACGGCATGCCGGAGTGCTCGGAAGCCGCCCAGGCTTGCGCCAGAGCCTGGCCGCCCAGCAGCAGGGCGCGGTCCACCGCGTACTGATTGCCGAAGCTATCCGGCACCACGGCGCTCAACTCGGCTTCCGAGTTGTAGGCGGCGCAATACTTGATGGGGTCGCCCGCGTAGAAGCGGATCGGCTTCGGCATCTTGATGATGAGGGTGTTGGACCACAGGCCCGCATCGACGCGGAAGATCGGGTGCTGCTTGGCGTTCGACGCGCGCGCCAGTGCAGCAGCCTGCCAACTACGGAACTTCTCCTGCTTGGCGAAGCTGTTGTACTGGGCCGGCGAGCACAGCAGGACGCGGATCGGCGAATCCTCGGCGGCCTCGTCGCCCTCGAACTTCACGGGCGGCGGCGGCAGCTCGATCTGGTCCATGTAGGTGGCGATGGAGTCGACCACATCCACGTCCAGCACGTCGGCGGTGGTGATGTTGTACTCCCCCGCATTCGGCGCAACGCCAGTGATGGCATCGGCGCTGGCCACGAAGTGACGATTCTTGGTCGGCGCCTTGACGCGGTTGACCAGCATGTCAGCCAGCTTCGGGTGCGTCTCCAGCGGGAGGCACCACTCCTTGTTGTAGTGGTTACCACGGGCGCCGGCCAGGTGAACCAGCATGGACTGGTCCAGGTAGGCGTCCATGAACCACTTCGCCTTCGGACGGCCGAGGCGGCGCAGGTCGTAGGGGTTGCGAATCTGCGACATCACATCGCCAAGGTCCACCGGGAAGCGGGCCTGGTTGACGCGCAGTTGGTCGCTGCCGATCTTCAAGCCAGTGCCCTTGCCCTCGGCGTACTCGCTACCCATGATCGGGAAGGCGTTCGCCGGCTGCACGAAGTGGAAACGCACCTCGTCGCCCTTGTTGCGGCCCAGGTCCTGGGCCTGGACGATGGGAAGTTCCAGGCTCGACTGGCCCTTGGTCTTCTTCTCGGCGTCGCTGGTGCCGCTCGGCATCTTGCCGGTCAAGCGGTTCAGGGTCGAGTTGCGGCCCTGGCAGAGCGCGAACAAGCCGGCGGCCTGTTGGATCATCGCGTTCGGATCACCGTAACGCATGGTGGTTTTGCTTGCGGTCATGGGGTAGCTCCCTTACATGTTCCGGTTCAGGAATGCCTCGACCTGATCGGGGCTCATACCGCGCAGGGCGTCCGACATGGATGCCGGATCCATTGCTGCGATGGCCTCGAATCGGTTGCCAGCCGGAGGCTTGCCGCCCGGGATATCCGAGAGACTGGCCGGCGGTTCGGTCTTGGCTTTGTTGATGGCAGCCTGGGCCGCAGCCTTCGCGTCTTGCGCGTTCGGTTGCTGCTGCGACTGCTGAGCGTTTCCGGTGGCGGACTTGAACGAACCGAACAGTTCGATGACATCGGCCGCGGTGCCGTCTTCCAGCACCTTGGCGATGCTCGCGCGCTCATATGCCGGACGGGACGCCACCCAGTCCCCGAACTCCTTGCTCTCCGCAATGGAGTCGGCGTCCGGGTGGGCCTCGTAGATCGCATTCAGGTGGGCGCTCGCGGCGCTCTCGGCTTCCTTCTTCTGGATCGGTGCCAGCTTCTGGTCCACGAGTGCGCTCACGCGCGCTTCCACCTTCGCGTCGATCAGCTTCTGGATGCCCGCGGCCAGCGCTTCCTCGCTGAAGTCACCGAAGATCGCCGGGTCAACCCCCTGATCCATGGCAGCCTGAGCCGCCGCCAGTTGGTTGTCCTGCGACGTCGGGGCCTCGCCTGCCGTGGCGCGCGCTGCTGCCTCATCCCGCAGGCGTTGTAGCTCTGCCTGCGCGGCCTGGGCCTGGGCTTTCCAGTGCTGTTCTCCCTGTCTCGCTTCCACCAGCTTCTCGTAGCCGATGGTGTGCTTGCCGTCCTTGGCCAGGATCACGGCGTTCTCGGCGTTTAGCTCTTTGGCGTCGGGCGTCTTGCCCTGTTGGTCGCCACCAGCCGAAGCGCCGGCGTCACCCGCGCCCTGCTGCGCGTCGGTGTTCTGTTCGGTGTTGTCTGCCTGATCGGCGGCATCGGCGCTGGCCTCGCCAGCATCGCCGGCACCCGCGTCGGCTGCGACGTTGGGCTCGTCGCTGTCCAGCATGAAATTGCTGGTATCGCCCATTGCCAGTTCAATCATCCTGGCAGCCTGTTCGGGTGTCGGCCGTCCACCGTCTATCTCTTGGAAAAGCTCGTCTTTTTTCATGCCTATCCCGCCACATATCGCCGTGGCCGCAAGGGTCATCAGCAATGCGGATTACTCCGCGTCTCGCCGGCGTTCGGAGACGCCTTGGCTTGGGCGGCAGTGTCGGAGACAGGTGCAGGAAGAACGAAACCCTACAGGGGGTGGCCCGGTAGGGTTTCAGGTTGGCGAGTTGTAGCGGAGGTGTGTCAGGGCTGCGGCAGGTTGTCAGCCGTACTCGGCGTCTCTATTCCGCGCTGGCCGGTCGGGGCTTCGGCCGGCACCGGCGGATATGTCGGGCTGGTGTTCCTGCGTACCGGAGCCTCCTCGGCCTCAGCTTCTGCTGCTGCCGGCCCCTGCCCTTGGATGTAGGGCGACTTGATGTTCATTGCCGCCGTCTGGTCGGCTACGGGGTAATTCGGGTCGTCACCAGCAGGGTTCGGGCGCTGGTATCCAGCGCTCTGCATCACGGCGTCGGCGATCGGCGCGATCATCGGCATCTGCGCAATCTGGGCGCCGGCCTGCATGGCACTGAATGCGGCCTGCACCCCGATCTGCACTGCCTTGGCGTTCAGCCCACTGATTTCGCTATCCGCCTTGCGCTCCTTGATCTCCAGTTCGCGCAGCTTGATGTCGTTTCCGGCCTTGGCCAGGGCGTCCTGCACGGCCTGGTCGATCTGCTGCTGGATCTGCTCCGGGGTCTGCTGTTGATCAACGGCTCGGATGGCCTCCACCACGTCGCGCTTGAACGGCACGTCCATGAGGCTGACCAGGAACGGCAGGACAGCGGCCTGGTACTGCGGCGGCATGCTCTTGACGGCCTCGGACATCGCGTTGAGCTGCTGGCCGCGGTAGCTGTTGGTGCTGGGAACGTCCTCGAGGGCGACCTTGATCCGAGTGCGCAGCAGATCATTGGACAGGTAGGCGGCGCCGGTCTGCGGATCGCGCTGCGGCTCGTTGAGCACCACGACACGATCGGCGGTCACGGCATCGCCTTCGATAACAACCTCAGTGCGCTCCTGGCCGATGTCCTCGACGATCATTGCCAGCAGCAGTTCGCCCACCAGGGTCCGGCCGGCGCGGAAGTTGTCCATGATCCGGCCAATGGACTGGTTACTCTGCTCGATCTGCTGCTGTTCCTGGATGCCGCTGGTGGCCGTGCCTTTGCGCCCCTGGAAACCGGCCGTGATGTTGCTTACGCGCTCGATGGTGGCGCGGTTGTCCTGGAGCATCTGGAAATGCTGGTCAGTCAGGGTGTAGTCGCGCTTTACCTCGAAGCGAGCGCCCCTGTTGCTTGCGAAGTGCTCAGCGTTCAGCACGATGTCGGCATCCGGACGTGCGATCTGCCGGCGTAGTTGGGCGTCGGTCATGTCTACCGCGCCCTTGGTACGCTCCACTCGAGTGACGCTCATGCCCCAGCGGAGCTTGGACATACCGCTATTCAGGCTGTCCTGGGCGTATTTCATGCCGCGCACGTACCCGTATGGAATTCCGGTGGCATCCTCGCGGAAGCCGAAGAACGGCACGTAGGGGAAGTGACGATGTGTGTATGGGCTTGGCCCATCGTGCAGGCAGTGCGGCCCGAGCCAGTAGGAGCGGCGCACGCGGGATACCGTCACCTTCTTCGGTGAAATGCGGCCGGACGCCAGCGCGATGTTGTGCGCCAGGTTGTTCGGGTCGTACTCGACGACTCGGCCATCGGGTGATTTCAGGACGTGGACCTGCACCCAGCGGCGATACCAGAGTTCCACCAGGCAGATTTCCTTGCTGCTTGGGTTGTACCAGCGGTCCTCCTGCACGGTCCATGCCCGCGCCTCGCTCCATGCGTTGTGCAGACCGGTGGATGTGCCGCCTTCCATCATTCCGAGATCGGGCTGGCCCCACCATGTGCTGCCGTACTTACCTACCATGCCGATCAGTTCGGCATGCTCCGGGAACACCAGGGCAATGCGATCAGGTGACAGCCAGCGCTGCCGGCGCAGGAAGCGGCAAGCCTCCCAGTCGTCGCCGCACTTCATGTCCCAGTGAATTTCGTCGCGGCGGATAGGCCGGCAGCGGTACGGGAACTTGAACGGGTCCGACTCGCGGCTGACCTCTACCCAGCCGATACCGCACGCGATCTGCGGCCGGAACGCTTCGGAGCATGCGCGGTCGGCACCAGACTGGCGCTCTGCCGTGTTCAGCCGGTAGTTCAGGGCGTCGGCCACGTCCTGGCCACCCACGTCGCCGTTCGGCGTCACGCGCCAGTCGGTGCGAGTGACGGCCTCGTAGCCTTGCAGGGACAGCAGGGCCGGGCCAATCAGGTCTTCTACCGCGGGCGGGATGCCCAGTGCCTGCTGGCGACGCAGCAGGTCGGTGTCGAGCTGGTTCCCGTCCGCGTAATCCATTTCCTTGTCGGCGACGGCGCGCCACGCGGGCTGGTCCTCGATTTCGTAGTTGATGTCGGCGTACTCGTCCACGGTCAGCGGCGTGTCGCCGGCCGGTGGCAGGCCATTCATGTACTGGCGGTCATTCTCAGTGATCTGCATGTCGTGTCCTCACAGTCGCCAGTCAGGCGCTTCCGCTTCCTCGTAGGTGCGTTCCATTTCGTTGGGCATGATTTCCACGGCCTGGCCGACGTAGCGGAACATGTCGGAGCCGTGGCTGTATTCGTCGTGCAGGGGCGCCATGGCCTCTCCGGTCTGCTGGTGTAGGGCACGGCGGTAGCGCTTCAGGCACTCCACCAGGCGCCCGGTCTTGTCCTTGTCGAAGTAGCAGCGCGGGAACAGCATGCGGACGGCCTTGATGCCTTCCTCTATGCTGGTGGCGGCCAGGACGTGGACCTTGCGGCCCATCGCCTGTAGCTGTTCCTCGGTGCTCTTGCCGGTCTGGTAGTTGCGGGTACGACCGTCGTGCGGCAGGTAGTCGATGCCCCAGCGATACGGGCGTTTCTCGATCTGCGCCACGTACCAATCCAGCGTGCGATGGCTGTCCTCGATGTAGTCGATGATTCGCACGTCCATCGGCCCGCGCTGGACAAAGCCGATGGTCATAGCGTCGTTCCAGCCCAAGTCCCATACCGTGTGGACGGGTAGCAGAGGGTCGTATGGCACCGGGCGAACGCGCCCGCTTTCCATCAGGTCCAGGATTTCATGGCGGTAGATGGCACCCTCGGCCACGGTGCGCGGCTTGCCTTCCCAGATGTGCTCGTAGTCCTCCTGCGACATGGAGCGCTTGGCGCGCAGGCGCTCCTGGTTGAGGACATCAGGGAACCACGGGTTGTCGCGCCAGTTGATTTCGCAGAGCCACACGTCGTCATCCGGCGCGGCGCAGAACCGCACGTAGGTGTCGTCGGTGTCCATCGCAGGGTTGAGCGTCAGCCATATCTCCGATCCGTCCTTGCGGATTGTCGGGATCAGCACGTCCCAGGACTTCTTGCACACGCCCTGGGCTTCTTCCACCCATACGATGTCTACGCCCTCAAAGGACTTGATGGAATCGACGGTGTGCCCTTGCAGGCCGGAGAACAGGAACAGCGTGCCGTTGCGGCCACGAATCTCGGTGTCCAGCACCTCGTAGAACTCGGTCAGGCCGAGCTTGACGATGTAGTCGCGCAGCAGCCGGTGAACCGAGTCGCGCATAGACTTCTGGATTTCCCGCGCGCAGAGGATGCGCAGGGGGTTGCGCGCGCCCATGTCGAGCAGCACCTGGGCCACGCCATGGGACTTACCGCCGCCGCGCCCACCACGCATGACCTTGTACCGGCGCGCCTCGTACAGAGGCGCCAGTTTGAAGGGGAGCGTGATGTTCAGGTTGAGAGGCGCAGCGACGAAGGTGGTCACTCGTCGTCACCTCGTGGCTTGGGCTGCACGAAGGTGACTGTGCTCTTGACCTCTATGGCGCCACCATTCGCGCCAGTGTGCTCGTTGGTGATGCGGTCGCCATACTTCTTGGGCGCCATCTTCGACGCCAACCACTTTCGAGCATCTACGCGCAGCTTCGACCTGGAGATATGGTCGTAGTCGACATGCGTGCGGCCTTCATCGTCCGTGTATGTGTCGTTCGAGCCGTCGTCGGCGATCTGCAGGATCTCTTCAGCGAGTGTGTCGGCCTGTGCCTCGCGCGCGCGCGCGTACTGCTCTCGCAAATCCGCATGCTGCTCGTCGGCCAGCCACCGGAGGAACGTGGACATCGCTGGCATACCCGGTAACTGGCATACCTTCCGTAGGCTCATGCCCTCGGCAAGCGCGGTACAGACAGCCAGGCCGACAGTGGGCGTATATCTGCTCGGGCGACCCGGTGGCCGTTTCGCTGCGGTCTTGGCTGGGGGACGTGCGGAAGCCCCAGTAGCGCGCTTCTTCGCTACCGGGGCCTTCTTCGGTTTTGTGCTGGGCTTCTGAGTCATGACCCGGAATTGTCCGGGCCAGAGGGGATGGGTCGAACCCTACAGGGGGATCATGCAGGTTGGCGAAAACCCTAATCGTTCTGATAATTGTGACTGGCATCTCGTTTTTGCTACGGTCCCCAACTGCTTATGCGAAGTAGATGGACATTGGAATGGACGAGATACTGAGGCGTCGATTACGGGCAGAACTGCTAGAGGTAGGTTTCCTCAATCAGTGCTGCCTGGACTTGATGGCAGCCATGGAGTCGGAGTTTCGCCTCACTCAGGATCAGCACGAGTGCATCGAGCAACTGAGCCGATTCCTGCAAGAAGGAATCGGCAGGCTGACGGCTCTGTCTGAGCGAGTGGCTGCTGGTGATATCGTCGCCCTATGCTGAGTCTATTGCACAGCAGCGGCATCACTCATGGCTAAGGTGAGTTGCCCACCATCGGTCCTGTCTGCGCGCAATGCTGCCACTTCTCTTTCCAGCTTCCGTATCTTGATCGCCAGCTCTGCGGCCAGTATCTGGTTCGAATGCCCGATATCGATCGCTGCGAACTGCTGAGCAGCACCCGCCAACAGTTCGCCGAGCATCCGCTTCTCCGCTGGCGTAAGCGTGATGACGTGATCATCGCTGATCTCGACCTTCGCCCAGCCACCTGGTATCTGCGTGATAGTGATCGGCCTGGGCGGATCGAACTGCGGTGCCGGTACGAACACTCCGCGCTCGACGCGCAGCACCAGCAAGTCGTCCACCAGAACGGACAGGCGGTCATCGACAACGCCGGGCTTCAGCCCCGTGAGTTCGACCAGGGTCTGGCGAGTAACGATCTGCTGCTGGCTGTGCAGTTCCCGAACGGCGTCGAGTACAACCTGGGTCGAAGATTTCTTCATCTGCTCTCCCCTTCAGCGATGAGCCCGTGTTGACGCAGAATGCGCCACTGCTCCTGCAGCCACTCCTTGAACTGAGGGTCAGCCATGCCCTACTCCCCTCCCCATCTTGCGCTTCAGCTCCCGAGACAGCGCTCGATACTTGGCCTTGATCTCCTTCAGTTCATCGATAGGAAACCGCCGGGGCTCGTGCGGCCCCTCTAGCCATTCGACTTTCTCGGCGCCGATGCGCTGGACCAAGCGTATGCGGTACTCCACCACGTTGCCGGACATGTCCCTGTTGCAACGCACGCACTGCCGATGCACGTTCAGCGGCTCGAAGCGCAGAGCCTGACAAGCACCGACGGAGCGGTAATGCCCTGCATCCCAGCGACTGCCGGTGATCAGCCCTGCGTCATAGGCCGTGGAATCGCAACTGATACATGGCTTGTCGGCGTCGCGTAGGCGAATCCACTCGTTGAAAGCGGCCTGCGCCTCACGCATATGGTCCGAACGGGTCTTGAAGCGTTCCTTGGCCGCACGGATCTCGCGGCGCTCTATCTTCGCCAGAGACTTCCGCTCTCTCTCTCGCTTGGCAGCCGCCAACGCCAATCCGCACTTCGGACTGCACACTGACTGTAGCGATCGCTCCGGGGTGAATACCTCCCGGCACGCCTTGCACGTCTTCTTGCGAGGCTTCTTCGCGGCGACCAGCATCACACCACCTCCGCGGTAGGGTCGACGAATCCCCAGTAGTCGTCGCGGCTCCGGGTCATACCACCTCCTCGGGCATCATGTTGATCATGTCGCCGATCTGCTCTTCGCTCATGCCCGTCCAGTAGTGCTCGATCAGGTGCTGGCAGATGCCTCGCCAGAACTCAAGGAACCGCTCCTCGGGCATTTCGTCGAACGCCAACGACTCCGGCACCAGGCGCGACACGCGCCCCAGCCCGCCCAGGTCGAAATACTCCGAGCTACAGCAGACCCCGGCGTCTCCCTGTAGCTTCTTGATCACCGAGTGCGCATCCATCCCCTGGAACCCATCCACATTGCGCGCGACTAACTGGCCCAGGCGGTGGACCAGGCGGTGCTTGCGAACGTCCCGCGGCTGCTTCAGCTCCGCGCGCACTTTTGCGCCAGCCTTATACCCGCGCTCCTTCAGCAGGAACTTGTCGATGCCGCTGTCGGCGACCAGGGCCAGGCGAACCTCGCCGGTGTCCGGGTCGACCATGCGCTTGAACTCCAGGTAGATCGGCCGCCCGGCGCGCTTCCTCTTCGCCGCCGCGCTCTTGGCCGGCGCCTGGGTTGATAGTGCTTCAGCCATGTTGAACCTCCTGGCTCTGTAGCTGATCGATGGTTTGAAGAACCGCGGCGCGCCGACGGTCCATGTCTTCGCGCTCGTGGCGCAGGTGGCGATCACGCAGTCGGACCTTCGCCTTTTCCCTGCGGACCAAGCGCTTCTTGATGTCTTCAAGCCGCCGGCGAAAGTCGTCTGGCACATCCCCCCCACCAGCAGCCTCCCTCGCAAGGGCTTCGCGGGTCAGTGGGTCATTCGTCAGTGCCAGCAGCCGGTCGGAGGGTCCAGTCAGCAGCCCGGCGATTGCGCTGCCGGCCGGCGAAACCGGTTCGAGTACGTGCTGTTCGAGCAGCAACTGCGCTGCCGGCGCCAGCAGACGCCCCAGGCGTTCCGCTTCCTCGATCGCAGCAGCTCGGCGGCCCGCATCGCTGCCCAACGACAGCGACCACCTGGCGGGCAGCGCCTGCTGCCTGGCACGAGTGAGCAGGCGCTCGTAGGCGGCAATGAACGCCATGCGCGCGCCCACCCGGTCACCACGCCCCTTCATAAGCGGTGCGGCTACCACAGCCGCCTGCTGGATTTCCGGCGTCATAAGCACCGTTTCAGCCTCGTCGAAGCTCTGTAGGGCGATCGCCCAGGCCTCGTTCGGCTCGGGCCGACCGTCGGCGGACTCGACATGCCGGAGTACAGCGGCAACAGTGAATCGTCCGCCCTCCCGGCGAACGGCCTGCAATGCGGCGGTCAGCACTGGCTCTTCGTAGGCAGCCAGGTCTTGAACCATGAGTTGGGCAGCGGCCGGCGTGAGTTGCTGACCCATTGCCTCGGCGGTGCCGAAAAGGGAAAGCAGCAGTTCGTCTTGTTGCTCAGGCGTCAGCATGGGCAGCCCTCCTCGCTCTCTGCTCGGCCAGGGCCTGCTCAGCGGCGGACAAGTTCGATGCGGTGTTCTCCTGCTGGCGTGCCTGCGTTCCGGTGGTCGGGCGATTGGTCAACCACATCGTGTGGTAGCCCTCAGCGTTCGCCAGCAACAGGCCGAGGGGATGGTGCTGAGCAATCAGTCGAGCATCGTGGATGCACTTGACGTAGAACGCGGCCACCTTTGGCGCGTCGGCCTGGCCCACACGATCGATCAGCTTCGAAAGCTTGCCGGCAACCGACGCGTTCCAAACCGGCCAAGCGGTGTATCGAGTGCGATAGGCCATGGCGTAGTTGGCCCATGTGCGGTACGCCTTGCAGTTCGGGTCTTTCGGGCCTGGCATGTCGGCCGGTATCTGGCAGCGCGGCCCGGGCTCTTGCTCGGCGCCGACGAATTCCCCGCCCGGGGCCGGCGCAGCCTCCCCGGCAGAAATCTCAGGGGTAATCTCTGAAGTAATCTCTGAAGTAGTCTCTGTAAGAACTGCGGGTTTTCCGCGACCTTGCTCGCGGCTTTTCCGCGTACTGGCTTGCGGCTTTTCCGCAGACTTGCCTGAAGGATTTCCGCATCCTTGTTTGCGGGTTTTCTGCAAACTGGATTGCAGGTTTTCCGCATTCAAGTTTGCAGCTATCGCGTCCATGTTCACTCGGTAGTAGAGCCGGCAAGGAACACCCTTCTTCATCTCCTCAAGGACTCCGCACTTCACCAGTTTCTTGCGTGCACCCTCCTGCTCGGACCTGGTCATGCCCGTCTCGGCTTCCCACTCGTCCATGGTCTTGTAGAACCAGCCGTCCGCATCTTCGGTGCGGCAGGTCCAATACACCGCCTGCGAGAGCATCAAGGCACCAGTGATGCCGGCGCCCAACGATACGAACGCACGCTGGAATGCAATCGGACGGTCAAGCATGTCCGCGAGATTCATACCTGGGCCAACCTTCGATCACTGACAAGCGCCATGGTTAAATCGCTTGTAGTGACGGGACTGGGCGCTGACGCAAGCAGGCCCAATCGACATCCGGTCGCATCTCTTCACAGGTGACCAGCCCGCCAGTTGCTCGCTCAATAGATGGACAGTGTTCCGCAGGAACCTGCCGCACACCATTGGCCCATTGCGACACAAGGACTGGTGAAACATCGATTTCGCGAGCGAGCCAGGAGCCAGCTCCGCGACGCTGGTCAAGGTAAGGTTTCAGCTTCATTTTTCAGCTTCCGTAGACAGACGCCAGCCAAATATAGCGTAACGCTAGATTAATTCCCATAGCGTAACGCACATATACACAATTAGCGTTTTGCTATGGAATCGACAACATGAAAGACATTGATGAAATTCGTCGAGCAAACATGCGCCTACTCGAGCAGGAGTTCGGGGGGCTGGCGGCTGTCTCTGATCGAATTGGGATGTCTCCATCGCAGTTCGGCAACCTCCGCGATGGAGTCAAGGACTCCAAAACGGGGGTGCGGCGAGGCATGCGGAAGACTACCGCTCGTCGGATTGAAGAGGCTACTGGTAAACCAGCCGGCTGGCTGGATACCGACCACAGTCAGGGGGGACAGGATGAGGTCAGAGAACGACCCACGCCTCCTCTCCTTCGAGCCTACGAACAAGCATCTGCTTCCGATAGAGCAATAGTAGATCTACTGCTAGGAATCGTTACCCAACCTGCCTGGCTGGACACAGCCGCTCTGATGGCGCTGCGCTCACTCAGATGTGCTGCGGAGGAAGCCGTCGTCAAAAGCTCAACCGAGGCGACCAATGCTAAAGCTCGTCTGGTCGGACGGTAACCCCGTCAAGAGCGACTAGCTGCCCCTTCCCTCTCAAACCATCCTTGCCAACCTGAAGCCCGGCCTCGAGCCGGGCTTTTTCGTCTCTCACTACCACTAACCCCACTGCCCATACGGCACAGACCTGGATGCTGGACTCGGCATTTCGCGTTTCGCGAAAAAATCTAGCGTTTCGCTATTTACATATGAATAGCGTTACGCTAGTTTTGCTCATGCCAACTCACCGCAAGACCAGAGTTGAAAACAGGCCGCAGCGAGCCAAGGCCTTGCCGAAAAGCAGAACGGGTTCAGGGGGAGCCTCGCCCCGTGGCCAGCAGCGTAGATGGCCCTAGATCAAGGGAGAGCCAGTGGGTGACGAGCCGCGACTGGCTGTCGGGACCTCAGGTCCCCCGAGAAAACAATCGCCCATCCGCAGGTGGCGTGTAACAGCGGACTGATTACTTGCTTCGTTTCCCAGAGCCGTAGCTTCCAGAAACGATGTGATAGCGGATGTTGTTGAAGCGAGATAGTTTGTGTACCCGCTCGAGCCTGAGCTGGCGCTCTAGCTGTTTTAGTTGGTGGAACAGGCCGCGCTGTCTCTCGAGCGGCGCCTGTTCTAGCTGAGTATTCACTGCAGCGATTTTTCTCTCCAACTGTTCGATTTTTGAGCCTTTAGCGGCTAGGTACTGCGCAGCACGCTTCTCTTCGACCTTTTGCCGACGCTTCTCGCGTCTGGCGTTACGGCAGTTATGACATAGCCAACCGCGCTTTGGTGGCCTGTCTGAAGCGGTCGGATACTCCGATTTACATTCAGCACAAATCTTTTTCACCGCTGGCGGCTGAGTAGGTACGGAAGTCTTCGGAGGTTTTGCCGCAGCGGTCTTCTGGTTAGTTGGCCTGGAAAGCTTGTGCCGAGCCAGCTCTCTGAATATCTCCTCCGACTCTTCGCTAAAGCCTTGCCCAGGTACATGCGGTTTCTTGGGCTGCTCTACAGGCTTCTCTCGCTCCATCACCTCCTTTAGTCGGCGAAGCACTTCCAGATTCTTTTCATCCATAGATAGGCCTCCATTCCCAGGACTCTTCCGAATCTATCAGTGGAGTGCGGCAATAGGCCATAGGAGATCCATTGCCATGAAGAAGAACGCCAACCCGGCGGCGACGGTTGCTGCCTGGAATTCCGCATACCCCGCCGGCACCGAGGTCAACTACCGGTCTCATCGCCACGCCACGCCGAAGCGCACCCGTACCACTACTGAAGCCCAAGTCCTCGGCGGCCACACCGCTGTCGTCTGGCTCGCCGGCGTGTCTGGTTGCGTTGCCCTTTCCCACTGCGAGCCGGCCTGAGCCCGCGCGCCCAGCATCCTGAACGGAGGCACACATGCTGATCCTCACTCGCCGAGTCGGCGAAACCCTGCACATTGGCGACGACATCACCGTGACCGTCGTCGAGAACAGAGGCGGCCAGATCCGCCTCGGAATCGTTGCTCCGGAAGCGATGGCCATTCATCGCGCCGAGATCTACGCCCGGGTTGGCGCCGTCCGGCCCGCCTCACCCAAAGACCTGGTTGAAGAGTGGAATCGCACGCACCCGGCCCAGGTGGCCGTTGAGTACCGTCCGCTCCGCGACTCCATCCCCATCCGCACCAGAACGCTCACTCAAGCCAAAGTTTCCGCCTCCGGCATGGCGGTGATCTGGCTAGAAGGTCAGGCCACGCCGGTGCTGCTGCGCAACTGCGTAGCGATCTCCTGACTTCGGCGCCTGGCCCATTGCCGGACGTTTAACCCACGGCGAGTGCTCGCCGGTCCAACGGCGCGCACAACGGAGACTTCACCATGAACATCAGCGTTATGAACTTCACGGCCTACAAGATCAATGTCGATTCTTCCAGCCGCACAACGATTGGAGTCTCTGCATTCGATGCGGACGGCGCCTCGGTGATGGAGAACTTCGACATCGAGCAGATCGTTAACCACTTTGGCGCAGAGGCCCTCCTTGATGAGATCGGGGAGCAGGTTGCACGCCGCCACTTCAGCATTGAGGGATGAGAGATGGCCGCCACTTACGGACGCAGCCCGGCTGAGATTGCTGAGGACATGGTACTGACCATGGCCACCACAGTCTTCAACATCAGCCGCGAGTTTGCAGCGCGTTATAGCGAGCAGCGCTTTGAACTCGAATCAGCCAAGCCCCTTCGTGAGCAGGCAGAGACGCTGCTTGAGGGGTGGGAAGGTACGAACGCGAATATCGCCGCCGCGATGCAGATGTGGCCGATCTGGTGCTACGCAACCCGCGCGCATCGGTTCAACACCTAATCCGATTCCCTGGCTTAGCCAGGGCGCAGCGTTCCCCCTCTTCGCCCGGCTCCGGCCGGGCTTTTTTCAACCTCCATTCGAGAGCACCCACCACGGCGCCCCACCGGGCGCGACTGCCGTGCGCCTGGGTGCTGCCGAATGCAGGTGAACCACGGAGAGCATCCCGATGTGGACATACCGCGAGCGCCGCAACCGCGCGGCTTTCAGCAACGCCCAGCACGCCTGGGACTTCGCCAGAGACCCGCTCTGGGACCAGCCGGACCCGGAACCAGAGCACGACGACGAAGAGCAGGAGGACGACGATGGCCTGGGCGAATGAACGCGCGGTGCTGATGATCGAGGAAGGCATTACGGCGATGCGCCGATCACCGTTCCCGCGCCCGGACCAGAAGTTCATCCACGGCCAAATTGAACTGGCCTATGCGGTCGGCTTCATCGACACCCGTATTTACGACGACATGCGCCACCGGCTCGACGCCGCGTCGGACGCCCGCTGGGCAGAACTCAGGAGCACTCGGGTATGAATCCAATCACCCGCTTTCAAGTCCGGGCCGGCCGAGACGCAGCTAGCCGCTGTGAGTTCGTTCGGGAAACGAAGGCCTACTACGTTCGAGCCGACGGCACGCGCATCGCGAAGCGCGCTGACTGGTACAGGTTCTACGCCACCGAACAGGAAGCGCAGTCTGCAATCGAGCGCGACAACCGCAAGCGGGCGGAACGCGCAGCACGGCGGCGCGTTGAAAGCTACGGCCCCGAATTACTCATCGCCCTGGAGCAGGCGTACTGCGCGCTGGTCGGCTATCTGCCGCAGCATCGCAACGCGATCACAACTGCGGCGATCGAGGCGGCCCGAAGCGCAATCGACAAAGCCAAGGGAGGGGCCTCCGCATGAAGCCAAATGCGACTGGCGCCCGCCGGGCGCTCACCGAAGTTGCGTCGGCCATCGGCGTGCTGGCCCTGGTGGCTCCGTTCTACGGCTGGCTGATCTACAGGATGCTCCCGACATGAACGCGAAGCGCAAAGCCATCTGGTACGGCGCCCTCGGCGCAGCCGCTCTCTACATCATCCTGATGCTCGGACCAGCTATCGGCGGCCGCATCACTGCAGAACACCCCGCTACGGCACCAACCGCCGCTAAGTGATCCCAATTACCGGAGAAACCATGGACGACACCATCCTCATTTACCGCGCGACCTACGGCACTCCCGAGCAAGTCGCCCAGCTCTACGCGGCCTTCGCGAAAGCTCAGGGGGCATTCGAGCCGATCGCAAAAAACCGCGAAGTCGAAATTCCCATCAAAGACAAAAACACCGGCGCGCAGCGCGGTTCCTACAAGTTCCGCTACGCCGATCTCGAGGAAATCAACAGCAAGACCCGAAAACCGCTCAGCGAAAACGGCCTGGGCACTATGCAGTCGATCGGGCGCAGCACCACGACCACCGGGACCTCGATCTACACGCGCCTGACCCACGCCGGCGGCGCCTGTATCGAGGATGAAATCCCTCTCCCCGCGCAAGACAAACGCGACATCAAGGACTACGGCGCGATCGTGTCCTACCTCCGCCGCTACGCCAAGACCGCGCTGCTGGACATCGCCGCCGACGACGACCTCGACGCCAACGGTGACCGGGACGACGACACCCAACCGGGCGCACAGGCAGAGCAGCAGCCGGAGGGCAACGGCAAACCGTCGTACCCGGACGAGAAGCTGGAGAAGATGCTGCCGCAATGGCGAAACCTCATCACCAGCGGCAAGAAGACCGCCGACCAGGTTATCGCCACGGTCAGCAGCGGCAACACCCTATCCCCCCAACAGGTCGAGAAGATCCGCGGCCTGGTCACCGAAGGAGCATCCGCATGATCATCCACAACGTAGTCCAGGGCTCGCCGGAATGGCACGCGCTGCGTGCCCAGCACTTCACCGCTTCCGAGGCTCCGGCCATGATGGGCGCCTCGAAGTACCAGTCGCGCAGCGACCTACTAAAGCAGAAGAAGACCGGCCTGGCCGCCGAGGTCAGCCAGCACCAGCAGGCGCTGTTCAACCGCGGTCACGCCGCTGAAGCTGCCGCCCGGCTGATCGTCGAGGAGATGATCGGCGAGGAGCTGTACCCGGTCACCGCAAGCGAGGGCACCTTGCTGGCGAGCATGGACGGCATGGACATGGCCGAGACCGTCCTGTTCGAGCACAAGCTGTGGAATGCCGACCTCGTCGCCCAGGTCCGCGCTGGCGAACTGGAGCCGCACTACTACTGGCAGTTGGAACAGCAGTTGCTGGTCAGCGCCGCCGAGCGCGTGATCTTCGTCTGCTCCGACGGCACCCGCGCCAACTTCGTTCACATGGAATACCGCCCGGTCGCCGGCCGCGCCGAAGCGCTGCAGGCTGGCTGGCGCCAGTTCGCCGCCGACCTCGAGGCCTTCGAAGTCGAGGCGCCCAAGGCCGAAGCCGTGGGCCGCGCGCCGGAGCACCTGCCGGCCCTGCGCATCAAGGTCACCGGCATGGTCGAGGCCAGCAACCTGGCAGAATTCAAGGCCACCGCCCTGGGCGTGCTGGCCAAGATCAACACCGACCTGACCACCGATCAGCACTTCGCCGACGCGGCGCTGACCGTGAAGTGGTGCGAGAACGTCGAGGAGCGCCTGGAGGCGGCGAAGCAGCATGCGCTGAGTCAGACGGCCTCGATCGACGAGCTGTTCCGCACCATCGACGAGATCGCCGCGGAAACGCGGAACAAGCGTCTGACGCTGAAGAAGCTGGTCGATACTCAGAAGGAAGCCATCCGCTTGAAGATCAAGGGCAAGGCCGAGCAGGACTTCTGCGACTACGTGGCGGCCATCAACCAGCGCCTGGGCAAGGTGCAACTGCCGGTCATCCCTGTCGACTTCGCCAACGCCATCAAGGGCAAGAAGACGATCACCGGACTGCAGGATGGCGCCAACGGCGAGTTGGCCCGAGCGAAGATCGAGGCCGACAAGTGGGCCACGCTCATCGAGCAGAACCTGGCCAGCCTGCGCGAACTGGCGACCGACCACGCCTTCCTGTTCAGCGATGCGCAGCAGTTGGTGCTGAAAGCCAACGACGACCTGATGCTGCTGATCAACGCGCGCATCGCCGAGCACCAGGCGGAAGAGGAGCGCCGCCTCGAGGCCGAACGCGAACGCATCCGCGAAGAGGAGCGCCAGCGCCTGGAACTCGAGCAGCAGGAAGCCGCTACCGCGCAGCAACCGGATCCCGTAGCCGAGCCGGAGCCAGTTCCCGCTGCACCGGCCCCTGCCCGCGCCGCCGGACGCTCTCGCACTGCGACGGCACCGACCACCCAATGGATCGCCCGCGTCACCGACAAGTCCGCGCTCATCGCAGCGATTGCCGCGGGCCACACCACCGAGGACCTGCTGATCATCAACCAGCCGGCCCTGGACAGCCTGGCCAACAGCAATGGCCAAACGCTGAACCTACCGGGCGTGATCGTCGAGAAGGCACCCGCGAAAGCGGCCTGACCATCCCCTCCGCCTGCCCCCTCTCCCTCGAACCGCCTGCGCCGGCGCCCGCCGCCGGTGCGGCATCCGGGTGCGCGTTCATCGAGCGCGCAGCCTGATGCCCAACCACTGAGGACAGACCATGCTCACCAACATTTTCGACTTCGAAACGACGGGTATTCCCGAGTGGAAGTTGCCCAGTGAAGACCCGTGCCAGCCCCACATCGTGGAAGTTGCCGCTCTGCTCTGCGATGCCGCCGGCAACACCATCGATCGCTTTGAGGCGATCGTGCGACCCAACGGCTGGGAAATCACCCCCGAAATGACCGCGATCCACGGCATCAGCCACGAACAGGCGATGGATGTTGGCATCAGCGAGGCCGAGGCTCTGGAGGGCTTTCTTGCGATCAACGGCCGCGCAGCCCGCCGCGCGGCGCACAATATCAGCTTCGACGACCGTATCACTCGCATCGCGCTGATGCGCTACCAGGACGAGGATGCGGCCAACGCCTTCAAGGAATCGGGTGAGAAGTTCTGCACCTGCTATCGCTCCCGCGCACAGGTCGCGCTTCCCCGCAACAAGCTGCCGACCTTGGCCGAGGCATACAAGCACTTCACCGGGGAGGACCTGGTGGAGGCTCACCGCGCGATGCCGGACGCCCAAGCCTGCGCCCGCATCTACTTCGCTTTGCAGGGAGTCGATGTGGCGCCGGCCAGTTCGGTGCCGCCGGCTGAGGCGGAGGCCTGAGCCATGGCACGCGGAGTGAACAAGGTAATCCTGGTCGGCCATCTGGGCCAGGATCCAGACGCAAGATCTACCCCGGGCGGAAAGGCGGTCACCTCCCTCAGTCTGGCCACTAGCGAAAGCTGGAAAGACAAGCAGACCGGCCAGCAGCAGGAGCGCACCGAGTGGCACCGGGTCGTGCTCTTTGGCCGGCTGGCCGAAATCGCAGCGCAATACCTGCGAAAGGGCTCCCAGGTCTACATCGAAGGCAGCCTACGCACCCGCAAGTGGCAGGGCCAGGACGGCCAGGACCACTACAGCACCGAGGTAGTGGTGGACATCAACGGCAACATGCAACTGCTCGGCGGCAAGCCTGAGCAGGCAGGCCAGTCGCGTGGCCCTGGCCGCGAGCCGCCACCGCGGCCGACCACTCACCACCAGCCGCAACCGGCAACCGACTACGAAAGCTACGACGACGACATCCCCTTCGATAACCCCTACCGCAGGCTCTGGCGCATCGTCTGAGCGCCGGGCCGCCCGGAGACAGCACCATGTGGTTCCGCAACCTACTGATCTACCGCCTCACCCAACCCATCGACACAACGGCCAGCGCTCTGGAAAGTGCCCTGGCGAGCAAACCGGCACGCCCCTGCGCCTCCCAGGAGTTGACCACCTACGGCTTCGCGCCGCCGGTCGGCAAGGGTGACGCACCGCTGGTACGCGAGGCGAACGGATTCTGGCTGATCTGCTGCCGCAAGGAGGAGAAGATCCTGCCTGGCAGCGTGGTCAACGACGCACTGAAGGAGAAGGTCGAAGAGATCGAGGAAACCCAGCAGCGCAAGGTCTACAAGAAAGAGCGCGACCAGTTGAAGGACGAGATCGTCCAGACCCTCCTACCGCGCGCGTTCACCCGCCGCAAGCGCACCTTCGCCGCAATCATGCCGGCGCAAGGCCTGGTGATCGTGGACACCGCCACGGCGAAGGCCGCCGAGGATCTGCTGTCGACCTTGCGCGAAGCCCTGGGCTCTCTCCCCGTCCGACCGATCGCAACCAAGGTTTCGCCGACGGCAACCATGACCGAGTGGCTGCGAAGCCAAGAAACTAATGCGGGTGGCGACTTCTGGCTGTGCGACGGCGCCCTGCTCCGCGACACCGACGAGCAAGGCAGCATCACCGCCAAGCACCAGGACCTGACCAGCGACGTGATCCGCCAGCACCTCGACTCAGGTAAGAGCGTCACCAAGCTCGCTCTCGCCTGGAAGAAAGACCTCTACTTCGTACTCGACGAGGGTCTGGTGATCCGCAGCCTCCGCTTCGACGACCTGCTGCAGGAGCGGGCACTGGACGACGCTGGTAAGGATTCCGACGAGTTCGCACAGGCCGACGCCAGCTTCGTCCTGATGATGCTCACCTTCCAGCAATTCATCCCCGAGCTGCTGGTAGCACTGGGCGGCGAAGAAGTTCCCGTAGGCGTCTGACCACCTCACCAACATAGGAGGCAGCCATGCCTATCCGCCATTCCATCATCCACCTGATCGACAAGAAGCCCGACGGCACCCCGACCGTGCTCCATGCGCGCGACGCTGAGCTGGGTAACTCCCAGGTCATCGAGAACCTGCTGGCCGACCTCAACGAAAGCTACAAC